TCGACTCCTACATTTAATATATTTTTTGTGGTTAAATAGTCATCGTGTGCATGACCACAAAGATACAACCTACTTCTATTCTCTTTTGCCCTCTTTGGATCATGTACGAGAGTAGCCTCAAAGTCTCCACATTTGTAATCCAATTGAGTATGGACAGAGTGAAAACCCAACTTCTCATAAACGAATGGTTTAAGATCATCATGGTTGCCAAGAACAAGAATTTTCCTTCCATTCAACTTGTCAACGATTCCTTGAATATAACCCCTATGTTGTGCGGTTTTTAGTGTAAGATCTCCAACTATGTAAACTGTATCACTATCAGTAATTACTGAGTTGTAAATCTTAATTAGACCACTATCCATATGAGCAGCATTCCGCCAAGGTCGTTTGCAGTATTCTACAACCATCTCATTACCAAAATGGGGGTCTGCATAAAAATAATCAGTCACGTACTCCCTCCGTTATTCTCCACCACTTTACAAGAGCCTTACCTCTCCTCTCCAATGCTTCAAATTCTTCAAGATCTTCCTCGGTTATACCGGGGATCGCCTCAAGATTTGCTCTAGTTTTCTTTGATAGGTAATTGTAATACTCCATTATCTCAGTGCAGGCATTACTACAATTTGTAGCAATTAAACATTTCTCACACGGATCATCCATATTCTTCCCTCATTGCCTTTTCCATCTCCTCTAGTATTGGTTGCATATCATTATCTAACATCTTCTCTGCCTCTGGACACAGTTCGGAACATATTCCACATATTAAACAATCTCTGCAAGGCGGAATATATGTTTCTTCTTTTTTGCTGTTGGGTCTATACATTTGGCTAGCTCTCCAAGGTGAAAGTCCCATGCATCATCACACATCTCATCGCAAGCTACTTTGATTAAACACTCCCCACAAGGACCATCCTTTATCATTCTAAGTCTTAAACCTTTTGTATCATTCATATTATAACTTCTCCTCAAACTCTTTCCTTACATGATCTGGACAGACACACTTATTTACATCTCCCTCCGAATATGTCCATGCCATTTCAATGTAGTGAGCAATTTTCAAAAGGTCATGACGCTTTGGTTTCCCATTCCATATACGAATTGCATATTTGAGCACATTCCAAATGGAGATATGGGGAGGAGTAAAATGCATCAAATCAACAGTTTGACCGGACCCATATTTGCCGGTTGTAAATGAATCAATATAATCATGCACCACTTTTGCAAACTTATCCCAGTTACCTACACGATCAACTCCACTCATCTTTATCCTCCTAACTAAAAAAATGGGGTACCCCTGTTTACGTTCCCACCAGGGGTACCCCACCGCATCAAACTTAGCTAAGTGAAAACATTCATGCAGTTTTACATCTATGACACAAAACAGATCCGCTCAGAAAATAGGCATATACACGCCCTTCACCCATATTCAAGAAGAACGAACCTCAAGCTACCCATAAAAGCGGATCTGAATGTCCCACTTAGCTTGTCAAAGAACAACGACGATACAATTTTAACGTGTCGCGTCGGTCAACACGGCCGTAGCCTACTTGTAACGTGACAGCAATTCATCTAACTGTTCTTGTGGAAGTGCTGCCAACTTTCTGAGAGTAATACTTAGAACCTCTTTCACCTGTCCTATGTTCACTGATTCTTTCTTCCCTTCTATCAAAGTGACTTCTCTTGCAAATTCATTAAGATTGACCTTCTCCATAACAAATCCTCCCTAAGCGAAGATGCTTATCAGGACATTATCAATTTGCAGTAGATGAGTAGTGTCCCGCATCTCCAACTGTCTCTGTGTAAACCATACCAGGACATCTTGATTTGTATTTATTCCTTCCCTGAACTTTTCAAACTGTGGATAAAGCAACATCACTGCCTCAATATCTGCAGATCGAGCCAACTTTTGAATTACACTAGTCGAGTCAACCCCAGGTATATTAATCCCCTTTCCCCTCTTTTTCAACTTCACCCGAGCATAAGGAATTAATATTGTTCCCTCAACTTCAATACAAAAGACAATGATCAAACCTGTTCTAGTCCAGTATGCTTTTAGAAATTTGTCCTCATAGCGATAGAGAATTACAAATCCATTAGTGAGGGCCATCATCGCATAACCAGGCATATCCAAAACCTGATATACATGGGCGTCCTTCCTCATATCAATATCCCACTCGCCCGTCTCGCTATCAAGAACAGGAAATTTGTAGATCAAAAACTTTTTTGGATTTACATCTTTAATAGAGACTTTTGTATGAGTAATACCAGGGAGATTTCTTTGGTTTGCTTCAAACCAATCATAAAGACACACAGTTCCAATTGCAAATTGATCACTTTGGGAAGGAGTTGTACGTGGTTGAGTTACTTGTGGTTGAGTAGGTTGTCTGTCCAAATCTAGAGAGGGTTCTTCTTCCGTCTTTTCACCTTCGAAGCTCTCTAACATACTGGTCAGGTCTCCTCTTTCTTCGCCCATCATTTGACTCCTTTCGACTACTGGGTAGGAGTAGCACTAAATCTTCTCTTACCCTCGTTCACATATGTAACTTTATATTCGACTCCTTCAACATAAAATTTTATGCCGACTTGAGGTAACGAAGTTTTTTCCTCTTCTCTCATAGGTCTTCCGAGAGCGTCGGTCTGCTCAACATTTCGTTCTCCTTCATCCATTTCGATTTTACTCCTTCTTCTCTCCATTTGTTCAAATCTATTTCGGCATATGCTTCTAATGCCGCACCTGCGAGAGTCATTATTTTCACCAAGTGTTCATAAGTTTTCACCGGAGCACTATTCTGTAATTGCTGTTCTTTACAGGTTTTCAACCAAGGCGGGAGAAGGGGAGTCCACTTAACAACGTACTCCTGTTTCGCTCTCTTTACATAGTCGTCTAGAAATTCCAAGAAACTTGCAAGGTTAAGACTCGGATTATTCTGATAATCTCCAAATGCATCTCGTTGATAGTTTCTCTCTTTCTCATAAAGACTCATTACTTCTTCAGTATTCATAGTCTCTCCTCAATTCAAATGGTCGGATAGAGAGGATTCGAACCTCCGGCCCCCTGCTCCCAAAGCAGGTGCGCTAACCAGACTGCGCCACTATCCGACTATTTATTATTCAAAAGAATACTGTTACAGCATTCAGAGTATCTACACTCTTTACTGCACTCTTCAATGTTCCGTGCAAAACAGTCGTGGAAACCTTGGTTCTTTTGTCTTTCTCTAACATATTCAGTAATACACCTATAACACAATCCACCGGATACTTCGTCAGACTCTCCGTCTTTAACCCACCTCTTGCCGCACTTAACGCAAATGTAGGTCATTACCAGCCCCTCTTGAACTAAGAGTTTTGTAATGTAAATCTTACTATCTCATAATTTTGTTCCAATCTTTTTTGGGAAGTACCTTGTGACGATGAAGGACATCTGCGATTGCTTCACGTAATTCTTTTGCAACAACGTCTTCGAAGAAACCAATGTTCAAATCAAACTCAACCTTTAGTAATTGTACAGCTATATCAATAACTTGACCCATAGTTGCTTGACCGTGTGTACCATATCTACTCTTTATAATATAGACACCTTTGTCAGTATCACTATTTGGACTTATTATTGAAACAACCAAATCTGCCAAGTATAGCCATCTCGGTTTAGTACCTGGCATCCTGTCGAAACCAAACAGGTCTTCTCCATCAGGCAGACTAGCCTTCTCGTGAGTTAACAATTTATGATCATCTAGTATAGATTGCACTTTATGTAAATCTCTTCCCATGTCAAAGATCTTCTTATTTCCCATGTGGACCCTTTCGTATAGGTTTTATGTAATATCTTTTCATAAGTTCAACGACAAACTCTGATAACTCGGTCTCAATCATATCATCGAATACTTCAATCCCACAACCAATATTCTCCTTTAACAATCCAACAAACAGAGAAACCAAATCAATTGGATGAACATCATCCTCTATTCTTCCTTTATTATTTTTAATAATACTAATTCGCCCATCCTTAGCTATTAGAAATACATCGACAAACTCAATAGCATCTGTCATTCCATATACACTGAGGATGTTTACAAACAATTGTCTGACATTAAGTTCTTCTGGGAGTTTGCCTTCCATATCTTCAAATCTAGGCCTTAGTTGTGGGAACTCAGAGAAAGTATCTTCCATCAAACCCATTTTCAACTCCTTTATAGTTCATCGCAATTGCTTCGGATGTATGAATTGATTCTTCGTGTATACACTTCACAATCCAATCATAAATATCTTCTCTCTTATTTAATTGTTGAGAGATTGCTCGAATTGCGTCTTCAACAAACATTGGATTGTCTGCAGCAATTCGAGCAATCTCCTGTTCATCTACTCTTTTAATAACTGGGTAGGGTAATGTATGAACAGCCATCTCAACTGTTTCGATTATATCTTCTAGCCAAACATAATTTGGCTCTATTGTCTCAATTAGTAAGTCAGCAAATGATCTCTGAGCATGCGGATAACCAGACGAACCTTTACCACTTAGGTCTTCACATAGTTCTGCTGAACAAGGGCAGTAAGATGAATATTGAACTCGAATACCTTGAAAAAATCTAAACTCTCCATTGTCAAGTTGCCCTTCAAATTTACAGTTATAATAAATAGGAAATTCATTATCCGATACTGGAGACTTTCTCAACACCGGAAGTTTAAATTCGAACTTTATAAAACTAGAAGTTGATCCAATATTATCTTTCAAACTCATAAGAATTTCATTAATTAGAAAATGCTTAAGAGGTTTTCTTAAATATGGTTTCAATGTAATGAGGAGTCGAGACATTGATATCCCTCTGGTATTATCCTCTAAGTTGGTTCTCATTGACACTTTTGCAACCATGTCTTGAAAACCTCCAAATTTTGATTCAAGCATAAAGGGAACTTCAACGTTCTCGACTCCCACTTGATAAATTGGTATCTTAATCGCTGGTTCTGTACATTGAATGTCTGGTAGGTTTAGTTTACAATCCATATTTGAGATCCACTCCTCTCTTCGTCAAATTAGCAACTACACTTTCTGGCATGTGAGAAAGGATAGCATCAACTAACACGCTAGGAATTTCACCATATACTTCATAAGCACCAACTGCAGCTTTCATATCATGGATAAAAATCCAGAGTCGTGGGCTATCTTGTTGATCCTGAAATCTAGACATAAGTTTATCAAAATAGCCAACTAATCTTTCCCTCTCGCTTTCATCAATCTTTTCATTTTCGAAGAGCAGATTAGAAAAGTTTGTGCCTGCTTTAATGGTTCTTTGTGAACCATGGATTAGCCCATGGATATCCGTTATACAACGATTTTCAGCACGATCATCGTAAGATATTCCATTTTTGTGATGGAAGTGAAAACCATTACCGTTTCCACATCTGAACCAAAATGGGAGATCATTTTCATAGTTAAAGTAAAGCATACCCCTAGGAATCAGTATAGTTCCATAAGGAGTATCATAACCTGGCGGAAACCTTCTTCTAGTTTCAATTATTTGTATAGGTCCTCCTTTTACCCCAACTGGTTTTTTCTTATATCTACATTCTTTATAGCAATCAGGAATTGGATCTTGTTGATCAAGAGCACACGTTGAACACTCAGGAAATTGATCATACCACTTATAAAGCTGCTCAGTGCATCTCTTTAGCTTCAAGGTGTTATAATTTTGATCTCCAGGAGGTTCTCTGTATATATCTTGAATAAATCCCCAATCTGGAAATCCCACGAATTCTTTAGCCACTTTTTTCTCCCTTCTTCATTGGTACTAATCCGAGACCCTCACATTGAGTACATCTATCAGAATCCTCTTTCAAAGAACTTCCATAACCATTACAATGACCGCACTGAGTAAATCCATATTTTTCTGGATCAATCATTAGTTGAAATGGACTCGGTTCGCTCATTCTCTTTCTCCTTTCTCATTCTCTCTTCTTCCTGCCATATTTCTAATATGTGCAAATTATTCAATTCTTCAGTCATTTGAATGTCAACTTCAAACGAACTATCTACATAATCTGATTCAACTGGCAGGGAGGTATCTCCATCTTCGGCTATTTCAATTGCTTTATCTAAGGTAGGTGCATCAATATCTAACTCGCCATAGACTTGCCATGTACAGGCAATTTTGTAGGTAGGCATTTGACTCCTAAGTCCTTGATTTTGTTGAGTATTCTAAATTCTAAAATTTGAAATAAAAGGAGGGCTCCCTATAGCAGCCGGTAGTGCTGGTCTGCCTGAGAGGAGGCAGCACTGTTTAATCCGGATTTTTCATACTCTTTAGTCTTGTTATCTTGAGTCTTGAAGATCCCAAGGTTTACCCTCAGTGGGACGCTGAGTTAGTCATGAAAGTCTACTCCTTAATAGGACGGTAGACTAAGTCTTGAGTCTTGACAGGAATAGTCTCAGCTTATATGCTGTTGTCTAAATGACGTTTTAGACGTACGCTCTCATACTACCTAGATTACGCCACCGAAGCCCAAACTCCTTTTAATCCATTAATGTGGTTGTAGCATTTATGACCTCTAGACGACTATCAATATTATCATAGAGATCTTGCCATTTCCTCAACTCTTTGTTCTTCTCCTTTTCATCAAACATATGGTCGATTCGTAAACTTTCACCCTGCTGACCAGCGACATGATGCTGCCTTGACATAGCATTGAGTTTCATCTGTGCTTGGCTGGTATTCAAGGCATCATAAGTCTGTACAACGAGTTGAACCAACTCTCTCTTGAGAATCAGCAGGTCGCTAATTGTATAGTCCACTCCACCAATCTCGACCACAGTTTGTAAATTTGTTCTTTCAATTCGCTTTTTTAACTTGAGATACTCATTGAGCAAATCAAGGTTAGATTGAATTATCTGTTTGACTTCCTTCTTCTGTTCATCCTCAGAGCCAAACATAGGTCGCTCATTTGAGACAATGGCAGCGTACTTGTTGACGCTTTCAATATTGTGCGCCATTCTCTTTTTGATGACTCGCAACCTCTTCATGCCCTCAATTATCATCATCTCCTTCTTCTCCTGCTGCTCCGCCATGTCCGCCCTCCTCCTTAGTTTCGTATTTAGTGCCAAATTTCTTTTCCCAATAGTCCAAACCCTTAGAAATCATTCCCCACAGAAAAGTTTTGTTTGTAGGTATACCCGCCCGGGTAAACCGTCGTTCAAGTTGCTCTAGATAATCGTCCCTGACATAGTTGATTTTGCAGTGTGTACAATGAATTACTCTAACTGCTTTAAGAGTTAGGGTGTCCTCAATAACAGGTACGTCAATAGACCGTCCACGTGCTTCGTGTTGTCCAGTGGGACATTGACACTTCTCAACTGTCATTTTTACTTGTTTCCCTGACTCAAGAACTTTTATAAAGGGATTTTCACATTCATGATCGTGAACGAAAAATGATATTTCTCCCTTCGCATGATTAATCGTTGCATCTGTGATAATTAAATTATTACCACAATTACACTTCACCTTATAATCTATTTTCATATAACATCCTCCTAGGCCTTTTCAAGTTTACCTTTTAATTTACACACTTCATAGTGAAACATTCGATGCATTTCTCCAACAGGAGAATTCTCAAATACAGCATCGTCTCTTCCACTTGTCTTACTTCGTCCATGTTTAAACCTATCTAGGCCCAATACATCTAATGTGTGTTGAAATAACTCATCAAATCTTTCTTTTTCAATTTGTATAATCGTTGCCATTGGCTCCCCTTCACTAGGTTTTCAAGGGTTTCTTGTTCTACATGGTTCACTATCATCCTCTGGATTTCTCGGATTCGCTGGTTCACTGGTGTTCATTGGATTTCTCTACAGAGATGGTTCACTCAGTCTTGGTGGTTTTCTGACATACTGTGGTTCACTCTGGATTCCAGGTATTCTGAATCATGGTGGTTCACTCCCTATGACCGGTTGTCTTGTTTCTTATGGTTCACTTATGCCTCTTGATTTTCTGTAATGATTTGGTTCACTTCGGGTCGCTGAATTATTGCTCCCTGTTGGTTCACTTAGTCGTAGTGGTTGTCTAAAACATGATGGTTCACTCTTCTTCGGTGGATTACTGGACACTGTTGGTTCACTAAACAACATTGGTTTTCTTGTTCATAAAGGTTCACTTTGGATCCACAGGTTTTCTAAATCACGGTGGTTCACTTACCTTGATTGGTTTTTCTCTTCATTAAATGGTTCACTTTTCTGGGTTGGATTTCTGTTGTGGCATGGTTCACTGTTTTACAATGGGTTACTTTCATCGAATGGTTCACTTATACTACTTTGGTTTGCTATACTACATCGGTTCACTACATTCCGGAGGGTTGCTTGCAGCTTGTGGTTCACTTACCTCAATTGGGTTTCTAATCGAGCTGGGTTCACTTTGCATAGTTGATTTTTTTGCACCTCTGGTTCACTCTGACCGTCTGGATTGCTGCACCGTCTTGGGTTCACTTTGGCCATCGGGGTTACTACACCGAGTTGGTTCACTAAGAGTGTTCGGATTTATTTTCAATTGATGGTTCACTTTATGTATATGGGGTTCTAATTCGTTTCTGGTGCACTTGCCATGGATGGTTTCATTAATGGTACAGGTTCACTGAAAAGGAGTGGTTTACTGGCATCCCGTGGTTCACTACATGATCACCGGGTTACTCGGGCTCCATGGTTCACTTGACCGCAAAGGATTTCTTTACCATACTGGTTCACTAGTTTCTATAGGTTATCTTATACAGACTGGTTCACTTTCTTTTGTTGGATTCTGACATACTCTGGTTCACTAATCTCGGCTGGTTTATTTCGTGTTCGTGGTTCACTCATGTTCGTTGGTTACTGCGGACTTCTGGTTCACTTCCTCCGCTCAGGTTAACTGGATAGCATTGGTTCACTTTACTATCTAGGTTTCTATGGACTGTTGGTTCACTCTGTCCCAATGGATTTCTCCTCTTCACTTGGTTCACTCTCATCGTATGGTTTTCTGATGGTAGAAGGTTCACTCTTCGTCATTGGTTTACTAACTCAAACTGGTTCACTCTCTGTGTTTGGATTGCTCTCATGGGCTGGTTCACTCGTTGTGTTTGGGTTGCTCTATGGGATTGGTCCACTTAAACAATGTAGAATTCTTTCTGCTTCCTTTGGATCTGCTGCTGTCTTTTTTAGATTATTATAATCTTTAGCAACTTGTTCATGTAAGTTGGCCAAAATTTTTATAAGTTGAGGTCTAGTAATTGGTTCTGGATGCTCCATGTGATTATGTATCAATTCTCCATCGGCATCCAGTACCACAACAATAGGTATAACTTTAATCATATGAGCATTATGAATGCTCTTACGCAAATATTTCACACAATCTTGTAGTTCATGCATTGATATCCTTTCATGGGGTGTCGGGTGGGAATCGAACCCACGCTCAACAGGGGCCACAACCCTGCGCCCTTTACCAATTCGGGCCACCGACACTCTAACTAAGGTCTCACTCCTATTATTCCAAACTCATAAAGTGTTGATGGATCATAGGCCGGAATATCTTTCTGTCGAGCCTCTTCTATTATATAACTACTAATAGTAACAGTACCTTTCTTTTCAAAAGAAACTCCACCAATATCTCGATGTTCTAACATTGCTCTTCGTAGTTTATTATATGAGACTTCAGGTACATCAACTACTATCATTAGTTTTGCCATCTTGGAGCTCCTTTATCTGCTCTTTAAGTAGCTCAATAATCTCAAAGAGTCCTCTTACATTCTCTCTTAGAGGTTCTACTTCCTTCTCCCTATGAAGTAACTTACTTGCTAGTTCAGCGTTGTCAATCCTTATCTTCATCATTGGATGTTTTTCACATATTTCAATATGTTCTTTCAGTGCTTCTGCCATAGTAGCAGGCACTTCATCCTGTGGACCATAGCGATGACCACAATACACACAGTTAATGTACATCTCAGACTGAAGATCATCTACCCACTGTTGTAATTGTTTAACTTCTTCTTTCCAATCTCTGAGAATACCATAAACCATATCCCCAGATGTTCCCCTTTCGGCTAATTCTCTCCATCTCTCAATACTCATAACATCCTCTCTCTCTCTCAGCTTACTCATAAGTCCTCCATTTTGCCCACTCTTGCACTTTTCTCACAACGTCCTGCCTTATAAGCTTCATAAATTGCTTTTGTATGAGGCTTCGGTAGCTTAGCATAACCACACCAAGCTATGATAGTGGCAACACTCTCATTTCTACTGCTTCGTTGCTGAATTCCATATCCAAAGGCAGTCGACAGGCAGTCCATAAATTTCTCCTTCTTCACTTTTCCTCTCCTTAAAATTGACCCGGGAGTTGAATATAGTCCAGTCAGAGCTCCCGGACGTGCTGGGTCACGCTCGGCCAAGATATTTAACTTGGTGGGCCGGATTTTCGCCGACACGGTAAACCATTTCTAGTAGTGCCTCACTCTTCCCGAGCAGGGGATCTACTAATTTGTCGTTACCCTGTTGTTTGAGGTAACCGCCCTTTCAGTTTTAACCTACTTAGGACTGTTGCGTCTGAGGTCTTTGAGACGCAGATGTGTTGCCGCCACATCGCCACCAAGACGTTTAACACCATGGACAATACAGTTGAGGACTAAATCGCCTACATTCATCACAGAGCGTCCAATGACCTGTGAAGTAAAGTTGTACCTTTCTCCACATTCTACCTAACCAACTTAGTTCATGCATCGCTTTCCATTCACTTTGAGCAGTCACACCATATCTCCTTCAATAGATCATGGATTCCGTATTCTTTCATTCTCAGCATGAGAAATTCAGAAATGGTAGGCTGATAGGGTTGCCTCTTGATAAACATATTTGCTTCTCTTGGAGTCCTATTGCCTTTCTTGTTATTGCAATCTTTACAAGAAGCCACACAGTTTTCAAAATTATGTTTTCCGTTGCGTGACTTTGGAATTAGATGATCTATTGTTAAATTTCCTTTATCCGTGCTACCGCAGTACTGACAAGTCCAGTTGTCCCGGATTATCACATTCTTTGGTCTAAATGGGACTTTGTTCTTGTAAATTGAGCGGACCATTCTCAGTAGCCGTAGGATCAAAGGAAGAGTGATCACGACGGTCCGCCCAACGTTAGCAACTTGACGGTCACCATGCTTCAAAACTTCAACTTTGTTCTGAATCATAAGGCATACCGCCCTTTGCCAACGAACCGAACACAAGTAAGTGTAGTCAGCATTAAGCAGTAGCACATTCTCCATAAAGCTCCTCCCTTCTTTTTCGGTATAATTGTTTACTGGCCCTACCATCAACAAAGGCCATATCAAAAATTCTACTTCTTACAGAATTCGGCAACTCTCTGTATGAGATGAGTTCGTCTTGTGTAAATAAGTAATATATATCAGCAGTGTTTTCTAAAAAACTACGAAGATCATCACACTCCTCTGAGCATGTAATGACTACTAAGCAATTCCTACAAGGGTAGTTGAGCATTCGCTTGATTCCTCTGTTCGAAAACCGTGTATCTCAATTCCTCTATAAAAATTCCTCTGGACATCCTCAGCGTAACGAACTCCCTCACTAACAAATTTTTGAATCTTCCTTCTTATCTCAAGTGGAACTTCCGTTATTATATATGCAATTTCGTCAGCACTCATTTCACCTAGGTTATCTGCTGAGCTATTGACAAATGCAAGATAATCAATACACTTATCAGAACACATTGGATCAACTAGACAATCTTTGCAAGGATAAATCATATTACCCTCTCCTTATTTTTCCTCTCTATGCTAACTTCAGTACAATCAGAATATTTTCGTATCATATAGTGAAAGTCTAGATAACTAAAATCTTCAATTCTTTGTCTTAATTTATTAGGTAATGTTTCTATATACTCCCCTTGTTTTAAGCACATAAGTCCATTTGCTGCCTTGTTTATAAATCTATATAAATCAAGGCATTCCTCTGAACACATTGTTGAAATCAAACATTCATCACAAGGACATAACATCTCTCACCTATGTATAGCTAAGGGTTCCACAGAATGGACATTGACAAACGAGTCGACACTCTTCCTCATTTCCGTACCATCTCTTGAACTTCCATCTTTTTATTAGGCATCCAGAACAAAAACTCCATTTTACTTTCCTCTTTAATATTAGTAATAGCAACTTCATTTTAGATCCTTTGGACACTGTGCCCGGATTCGAACCGGGGATCACGGATTTGCAATCCGTTGCCTTAACCACTTGGCCACACAGTGTGGCTGCCGGGCAGGGATTCGAACCCCGATGATAAGTTCCAAAGACTTATGTCCTACCGTTAGACGACCCGGCAATAGAATCATATGGCACGCACGGAGGGATTTGAACCCCCGGCACTCGGATTTGGAGCCCGATGCTCTAACCAGACTGAGCTACGTGCGTACTATATATTGGGTGCCAACCTTGCGTACATAAGACCTCCAACCTCCAAACTAATAATTGCAGTTGTTAAAAAACTACAATGGTTTTTTTCACCAACTTTTATTAGGTTGTGTGAACATTCAACTCTAAGTTGTGGTATATAACTAAAACCAGTCCCAGCAGTAGTTAAGGCCATTACAAGTTTCTCTCCACACTCAGGACAAACATCCATTGAGAAACACTTGTTATAGTAATTCATACTTTCCCATTTGGCATCAACATTTTTCCTTATCTTTTTATGTATTTTATGCCTCTGAAGTTTCGTCATTGGCATGGGACGAGAAGTATAACTCTGTTTCCACTTTCTAAAGTAGGTTTTAATTTCAAATTTACAATTATTTGACATACCACATCTTAGAGTGTAGTGTGCCCATCTAATCTTTTTATCGCCAATAGGAACAAAATCACTAGCCTGCTGTATACCAGTTATTTTTAAATCCCAACCACAGAGAGGGCAGATAAACATATTAACAGCTCTATGTGAGTAGGCCTTTGAGTTCCACTTATCCTCAGCCTTTGTTATCGGAATGAATGGATTCGGCATCTTCTTCCTCGGCTAATCTAAGTCCAGTTAGGTCAGCAACTCCAATTACCCCTTTCATTTTTTTAGCAATATTACTAGGACCTTTCTCACACTCATGGGCTTTATACATGAAGTTGTAACGAAATAGGTACGTTAATATATTTTCAAGCGGTTCATCAGTTTCAATTACATCAGGAAAATTGGCCTGACAAAATCTACAATGATAAAAACAATCTAATTTCATATTATTCTCAACTCCTTCGTCTTCTTATTTTGTGTGTAACCAATAACGCAACTATTCGGATTTATACCAGGACTATTTAGATAGTCTAACATTTTGTGTGCTGCCTTCTGACCACACTGAGTATGACAAGATGAAACTAAAAGGCATTCAAGACATGGATCTTCAGAATCTTCGTCTAAATTAATTCCCACTAAATCTTTCGTGCCATACCCGAAGTATCGTTGAAGCAACCCTTCGATTATGGTTTGGATACTTTTTGTACGCTTTGTTGTTCCCATTTAGAATTTCCTCTAGTGCGACCGCAACGCCTGCACTTCGACTAATTCCCGCTTCACAGTTAATCGCGATTTCTTCAGGTTGAGTCATATCGAGATACTTAAGTATATTCACTGCATGCCAATCATTAATTATTACATCACCCTTTTCCCTTACTTCATCAATGTCATGGAATCTTAATTGGAGGGATCTCCAACCACCGGTAACTTTCGGATAATCTCGACCTGGATCGGTTATGGAGATTAAAATTGATTTACTTGAAGGGAGTAACCTCTGTATTTGCCTCCTTGAATAGATGTAGATTTTTGCCATTTCAGATACCTCAGATTAAAAAGTGAGGGGTGAGGCGGGAGTCGAACCCGCAATAGCCTTTTACGGCTACGTGACACCTGATTTGCCACGTACGTCTGCCACTATTTTAAGATTCCGTCACTCACCCCAATCTCCTCTAAGTGCTTTCCTTATCTTTGCTCTTGAGTTATCGAGTCTGAACTTGACAAGATCATACTTATCACCAATTACATTCAACTCTAGTGCTTTGTCTGTCAAAGTCTTAATCAACTCCCCTACCATTAGTAAATCTGTACGTGCTTCTTCAACAGTTGTTGCACCCAAAGTCCACTTCTTTTCTATCTTCACTATTTTATCAACAATCTCTACCATCTCCTTGGAGAATCTTCGTAACTTCATTTCATAGTAATTGTAAACTTTCGCCATTCACTCATCCTCCTTTAAGTAACTGTGTGCTAAGTCTGCATTACAATGGAGACAGTTAGATTCTCCTACCTCATGTGCAAAGCACTCTTCAAATTCGATAACTTCTTCTAAAACTTTTCTAACTTGATCAACTCCCTTTTTAGAAATTGTTATTGAACCTTTATCTAAGGTTGACATATTACACCTTTCCGAAACTTGTGCTTTTCAAAGGCATTACTTTCTTAGGTCTCCTTCCGGTCGTACCTAGACCTGGCGCTCTACCTATTGTAAAATGTTCTCTGTTATGTTCAGTTATTTCAATTCCAGCATAGAAACCACACTTACCACAGGACATAGCATTGTGTGGCTCTTGAAAAACCCGCAACAACTCACCGCACTCAGGACAGATCCTTAGTACATAACATTTATAATCATAGGGAAATTTTTCCCACGCTTCCTCTAGATTAGTAGCAATTTCTAAACCAGTTTTTCTGTGTTTCATTCTTTCGAAACTCCAATCACATTAAAGTATGCATCTAACAATTTAACCGACTCAGAAACATCATCTTCATCTTCTTTTGGTTTGATGAACTCTGACTCAATCGTCTCGTTGATATATCTATTTTTCAAGTCTATACAATCCGATTTTGTTGTCAGAAATTCAGCCAAATTAACTGGTCCATCATGTGCAATTAGACACGCAGTTTCCATTTCTCCACATCTCTGACCGCCCCTGTGTTTTCTACCTCCTAACGGTTGAAGGGTTTTCTTTGCATATGATCCAATCCCCCTTGCTGCAAGTCTTGTCTCAGCTATATGAACCATCTTAAAGAAATAGATATAACCAACAGCAATTTTATTTAGAAGATTTTCTTTCGAGATAGGATCATAAATACCATACTCAAATTGAGTTCCTGTTCTCCCCATTGCTTCTTTGACCATCTCCAATGAAACAGACTCAAATGGAGGTTGAATCAATGACAACTTATCAATAAACCCTTTATCAATTGTTTTGGGAAGTTGCTCTTTAAACTGCTTATAATACCATTTGTCTTCAGTATTATCCGCAGTCTTAATATAATGAAGCAACGCTTTCTTAATGTCTTTCTGACTTTCCTCCTTATCAATCATTTCAATTAGTTTTGCTTTTAAGTCCACAAAAGACATTGCTAAGTGTAACTCAAATAACTGACCAATGTTCATTCTCGAAATTATCCCTAGAGGATTTATACAAATATCAACATTCCTTCCATCCGGAAGTTGAGGCATTTTCTCATGTGGAACTATCCTAGAGATAACTCCCTTATTACCATGTCTGTTTGCAATTTTATCTCCCGCCTGTATTGGTCTAAGATAGACACCAAACATCTCAATACGAACTCCATTAACTGGTTCGCCCTTAACTTTGTATCGACCAATGTGAGAGAATTTACTCAAATTTCGATCTCGAATAAACTGTTTTGCTTCTACAGTTGGAAGATGGTCAAATATGACCTTTTGAAATTCACTTTCCTTCTGTTTTTGATCTTCTAGCTTCTTTTCAATCCAATCTCTATACTCAGGTATCTCCTTATTCCACACATTTGCATATATACTTATATCAGTTATCCGAACCTTCTTTCTGGTTGTAAGAGGCATTTGTTCTTCAAAAACGGAGTAAAAGTCTAAACCAGATGTTACTTCTTTCATTGTCGCATATGGTTGACCAGGATCTATATCTTCCATTATATCAGGTAATGGTTTATAATCACTATTAGCTAGACTCAAAAGAACTTTATTTGGTGGAACCGTAAATGATAAATCTCGATAGTGTATAGAAGTAAAAATTCGCTCTTTAACTAATCGGTCAGATATAACTATTCCATCTTCATAATTATGACCATAGTATGTCATGACAGCGGTTAACAGATTTCTTCCAAAGTTTATTTCTCCGTCAGTGACAAAACCGCTTTCAGCTAGAATTTCTCCAGCTCCAAACTTGTCCCCAACCTTAACATAAACTTTCATAATATCCATATTCTCAACATATATCTTTCGATACGCAATATCAAAAACATCAGTTTCATTATCATCATATTTAACAACTAAGAATTTACCATCCTGATGTACGACTTCTCCGCTCTTTTTTGCTCTCTTAACAAATTGAGTGAAGTCAGTGTATAGACCTTCACAACCAGATTGAATTATGGGTTTATCAAAACTCCTCAGCATTATTGACTGTCTCATCTGAGATGCAGACATCTGCAATCTCGTCTGATCATTATGCTCAAGAAATGGAACCATAGAAACAGGAATAGAAATAACTTGTTTATCCAGAACCTCCTCAGAAAATCTCAAATTGCTATCTAATTTCACATTTGGAAGCAAGTTCTGAATAACTCCACAGTTATCTCTATCTGGCGTATCAACTGGACATATTCTCCCAAACATACTAGGACAAATGTCTCTCAAATGCTCAGGAACATTCTCACGATTAAAACCTCCAGGTCCAATCAGACTTACTCTTGATAACCTGGTCAATTCTTCAATTGGGTTAATCGCAAAATCGAATTGAACAATATCAGACACATTACACTCAGAGAGAATCTGAGATGAGTTTATATTAAACTTCGGTTGACGAGTTGTCCTATTAGACATACATAAATCAAAGACAGCCTTTGAAACCTTTGATAAAATCATATATTCTGCACATCTAACTCTCTTATTTCTAAAGTCGGTATCATCATATTCTTTACCAGCAATGGCCTCATATAATTCTTCTAATATAGATCCAGTCGCAAAGTATTCAGCTGACATTACATCAGTTTTAAGAATTAAATCAAGGGCATATATAAGATCTTCTCCCTTTGACTTCACATTGTATTGAGAGTAATGTCTCCCAATCTCATTCATAAAATCATCTTGTGTCCAATCTCTTGAGTTATCATAGTAGACTTTCAAGTCTAGCATTAGCTTATCAAGTGCAGTATTTCCACTTACTGTCATATTAGACAGACCAAATCGTGTATTCATTTCTTCTAATCCATAGTAAGCAAACATAATTAAAGCAAATGAGACTTTCTTACCAAGAATACTCAATTTTATATGTGGTTGTTGCCTTTCCTCAAAGACCATTATTGAAGCAACATTCGTTCTTAACTTAATTGATTTTCCTCTTGTAACAATGGGAATATCAAAAAGTTGGAATTGTGGAATCTTTTTCCTACCTTTTATCATTATGTAATTATGATCAATGAGTTTTGGTATTGCCATACTCAGATCAATCTCAGAGTTCCCTTTTTGTAACTTAATAACCAAGTTCTGCTTTAGGGTTTTGAACAACTCTCCTGAGGTAAACTTTGATTCTTTGATACAAAAATCAGTTACTTCAAATCCTAGTTCCTCAGCAGGTTTCAGAATTTCCCTTACCTTCTCAGTTAAGGAGGAGAGTTCATTTTTTCGAATTGAAAAAATATTGTTCTCCTCATTAACTTTAAAGTACGGATTGAGTATGTTCAACTTGTCCTCCCGTCTTTTTTGCAATCCATGTTACAAAATTTATCACATCACTATCTGTAATATCAGTCATATAGTTCCTATCAACTTTTTTCATTATCCATCCATAAAATTGATGGTCTTTTAGTAAATGAGCATTCAATCTTATAAATCTCAATAACCTCCTCCTAGTAAATTGTCTCGTTTGACAAGACACATCAAATGAATGTAGAAGTCCTTCTACTTTCACTATAACTCCTTTCCGCATAGAATCTTGTCCATAACTCCGTAGTATCTTCCTGGTTGCAAAATTCCTTTTAAGATATGTTGCTTTGGTCTTGAAAATGCTAAACCTAGTAACCAACTCTCATAACTTGGTACTTTCTGTACTGAGTGATATTCTGGGCTTAACTTTTCTCGTCCTTCTAACAGTCTCCACTTTCTTGTGCCTTTCCACATTAATTGAGAAACCACACATTCAAAATGAACATGATGGATGCTTCGATTTGTGTTGTAGACATCAAAGAGATCAGAGACAATACTTGTGTGATTCTTCTTATCAAACTTATGTAGCAATTTAGATGCTGTTGCAAGGTCACCAATAATATCCATCTGTCTTACTGCTTCATCATCTGCTTGTTCTCCCTCTTTCACATGGGCAACTCCAGATGTATGAAAAGTCCTTAAGACGAGTTGGGTATTACACTCTCCTAGACTTTGTGCAGCAATAACTCCAACAAACCTACTATCCAAAACTTTATACAAGTCTCCGTAGCATGTTCTACATACTTTTGAAGTTTTGCAAAATATTGGACTTCTAATATTAATTACTTTATCGACAAAAGATAAATGATTCTCACTAGTTATCTTATCTAGATTTCCATTATCATTGTAGTGCCTATTAATCAGCATTCTTGCCTTTCTATCATTCTTCACATGGACTTCAAGAAGATCAGTTGTTCCACAATCTTCGTGGTCTCCAATCTGAAGATTTGCACAAGCAAAGATTAACTTCCTTGACAAATAACCAGACGCACCAGTATTGAGTGCAACATCCAAGAGTCCTTTTCTGCAACCATATGTGGAGTTGAAAAACTCTTCATGAGTCAAACCTTCTAAAAGACTATGTTTAATTGGTGTCTGAAGAATTTGACCTTTGAAATTGGAGATAAAACCTCGGGTCAATATTATCTGCCCAACCTGATCCCAACTTCCTCTTGCTCCAGACTCAACCATGTATGAATACTTAAAACTGTCTCGAAGCGCCTTTGTGGTTTTTTCACTAGAGATCATTTCAATCTGATTTCTTATACTTTGACCCGAGTATATCTCATCTTTTATCTTGGACAAATCTCCATCAAATGAGTCAAGAGACATGGTCGCCCCAAATAAGGTTGAGTACTTAAAACCAATAAATTTTATCTTATCTAGAACTTCCTGAACAACTTCCACATCATATCTATTTTTAATATCATTGAGTATAATCATCAACTTTCTCTTTCTAACTGCCTCATTAATCAGAGGATAGTCCTCTGGTAAACATTCATTAAATATCTTTACTCCTTCGTTAACTTGTTCTCCCTTGAACTCAACTTTATTTGATAATTCAGAAAAACTATCATTTGTTAGGGCAAATACTCCAAGAATTATGTCTTGACTTGGAATTGTTGCTAAACTCTCATTCGCTGGATTACTCAAATTTTTCGTTATGAGAAATTTTTCTCTCACCTCATTCTTTGATTCTTCAGAAATTGGAATGTAGACTGCCATTTGATCTCCATCAAAATCAGCGTTGAAACCAGGGCATGCTAATGGATGGATCTTAATAACATTATCTAGAGATATTTTGATGTTAAAACCAACCATACTCAATCGGTGTAATGAAGGTTGTCTATTCAGTAAACAGACTTCATCCTCAGCAATTTCTTCACAAACTCGATAGAGCACTGGAGATCTCATTTCTATACAATCATCAACAAAGTCAATAGAATCATTCAGTAATTTAAATCTACCAATCTCTATGAGTTTCTTAGATATCTGTAATTTGAACAGTTCGAGAAACATCAGGTAAGGTAAAACACATTCATCTAATTTCAATACAGGGTCAGGAATTATCACAGCTCGACCAGAAAAATCAATTCTCTTACCTAAGATATTTCCCCTAATCAGACCTTCCTTCTTTGCTAATTTAGAAATAATGTGTGAGTACAACTCATTCACATCTTTCTGAATTTGGGTAAAGTAGCTATAGAAAAGCTTCTTATCCCTATGTATGTCAACTATTGTGTCTCTCATAATTTCTTTCTTCGTAAGTATCTGAATGTAATATCTATTTATTTGATCAACCACTTGGTTGTTTCTTTCAATATTTTTCGCAGCCGGTCTAAGGTCAGGGGGCAATACAAGGACATTGTGTATAAACAGTTTGTCCAAGTTATCTCTAATCACTTTCCACTCAAGAATACCATCCTCAACAAACATATGGGAAAGGTCCCTTACAAGTTTGTCAATTGCTACAACTTTCTCAAATTTCTCTGCACCAGATGGAATCGCTGAATCATCAGTAGCGACTCCATATTCATCGTCAATCACATATAAAATACTTTGTTCATTTCTCATTAAACTATCTAGAAGGCCTTTTATTTTTGAACCTCCAATATCAGCTACCAATTCATAGAAAATTGGATTCACAACCGGAAAAGGAAGGATTATTCTAGCAAACTTCCTTCTCCTCTCATCACTATTAACAATATCAACCTCACATACAGCACAAGTTCCACCAGCACCAGAAATTCCATAATACGTACCACACTGACAAGTAAAATTCCTAACTGGGCCGAAGATCTGCTCAGAGAACAGTCCTTTTGGATGGAACTTCTTTTTCGCCATCATCTTTATTGAGGTAACTTCTTTTAACTCCTTAGAAAACTCGTTAATGTCAAGAAGACTTGGCATATTACTCCTCCCAACTGAAGTCTAGCCATGGTTTGAAGTAGCAGTCGTCAAGATAAAAATTACACATTACCATTTCAATAAATTTTCTTAGATTATTATTATACTCTTGTTTCTTGATTTGCTCATCTAAGCAGAACTCCCCTGTATCAGGATGAGCATTCGGATGCTTAGAGTCAATAATTACCTTGTCAATACGACCATCTACAAGATATATTTTATAGTTAGTTATCATATACTCTTTATTTATCTTAGAAATGGGAAACGTGTCTCCTTTATAAAAAAATCTTAGGGGGAAAAGGCGCGTATTGAAATTTAATATTCTCATCACGCACCGCCCGTAACAAATAATAACTGAATATGATCTCCCTCAACTCGAATTATGAAACTCCTTTCAAACGGATAGAGATTCATTACCGATTTTAAACTGGAGACTACAGCCTGAGGGGTGTTCAATTGGCCTCTAGGAACAATCTTACAACCAACATGCCTCTCCTTCTCACCCAAGCAAACTTTAACATCCTTCTTTTGATTTACCTCCATAATTGGCCGAAAACTCTGTTCTAGTTTTAGTAGTCTAGCATCATCTACGTCAGGTTCATAAACTAAATCTGTGTCTTTTCTTCTATCTTGAATATCTCTTCTAATCTCTCTTGCGTGATGATCTAAACTTAGCTCATATATTTCCTGCTCAGCTACCCACTGATTAATAATACTATTACTATCAATTAGGATAGCAAGCTGTAGTGCAGCATTCTTAAGATCAGTTTTCTTTAAAGGTAGGTTATATCTGCCGTCGTAATTAAAAGGATATGTTACATTTTTTCGACAGTCGATAATAAGGTATCGGCCAGAAATAGATGCTCGAACATCTATTACATCGCCTCGATCATAGACATAGTCTCTACAATCTATGACTAAGTCACAGGTGGGAAGTTCGGTTTCTCCTTCTATAAATTTCTCTCTGGATATTGCTATTATAATATCTTCATTGAGAGACTTCAAGAGATTATACATGGCATTTACTTTTAAATCTCCAACGTCTCTTTTTGTGTAAATCGAATTTCTAGTATTTTTCTCTTGTACAATGTCATTGTCAATCAAAATTAATTCTTTTAGACTATCAGTACTAGCTAAACTTTCCGCTAGATAGCCACCTAAAGATCCGACTCCAAGGATTGCGATTCTTTGTTTCACGCTCGATCCTTTATTGTTTGTTCTTCAATTAGAGAATAGTGACCGAGATCAATAAATGATCCCGGTCACCGCTATTTTGACTCACGTTTAAGTTCAATTACCTCATGAACTGTTTCTATTAAATTTCTAGTTTCTTTACGAAACGTCTGAGCACGACCATATTGTTCCGGGTCAAGATTCTTTATAGGATGGTGAAATAGATTTGGTCGTCCAACTTCATCATAGCACATCTTCAAGTGCTCGACTAGTCGTGTTGCTGCCCCCTCATAATGCTCAATGAGAATTTCTGCCTTATCAATGGTTTCCAACATTGATGAAAGGCGCATCAACATCTTAGAATCTAGACCCTCGGCAACTTTAAGGTTGCCTTTACGCCTGATTTCGTCGAGCTCTTCTTGTTTAAGAATGTACAACTTAATTTCCTCGCCTTGTTCATTTCTAACAAGGTAATAATCATCGTATTTCTTAATAAGTTCTAGATTCACTAACTTTTCTCCATTCGGCCAGAAGTTCTACGCAAACACAGTATCTTTCATACTTGGCCCCCCATGCAGTGGTGTGGAGTCTATAACCCACACCACCACAATGGAGACAACTTTCTATTTCTTCTGACTCTATCCCTTCCGGCCTGCTGCCTTTAGGAACTCTAGATTGTCCCCATCTTTCAGCAAATAGCTGCCGTCAACAGTCTTTCCATTGACAACACCTTGGGCCATTCGGTCAATGTTCAAGACTTCCCGAAGAAACTCAGACACGGCACCAACTGTCTTGCCGCATACACTGAAGTCACCTGCAGCAGCCCCACAAGACACTCGGATAGTTGTAGTTGTCTTGTCACCAAACTTCGCACTTGGTTTGGTAAGGACACTCTGCAAGCTGAACTCGGCCTGAGAGAGTTTATCATCTTTCTTTGCAGGAGCAGCCTTCGCTTTCGCAGTCGAAGGAGCAGCCGTTACCGGACCACCCTGTTTCTCTATGATGAGCTCGATAACAGTAGCCTTGGGTTTCTTGGAATATCCAACACAACCCAAATTCTTGGCTACACCACGAAGTTCCTTAACCGTCTTTTCATCCAGTTGCTCTCTTGTGAATCCTCTTGCCATTTCCGATCTCCTTTAAGAATCTAAGGGTTTTCTGGATTTCGAATCTGCTTTCATTGATAGGACATCGAAGTATACTTCAGAGTAACTGGGGTTATTCTTCACAACAGTATTGTAGAATGCAAAGCACATAAACGTTGCAACTCCAAGGTTTGTGAAGAATAACTGGGGTTCTGATTGTGCTAATTCCTCGCAAGTCATTTCACCCGGTGTCCTGTCCTTTGGATGTTCAATTTCCGGGTGGTAATCACTCAATGACGGGGTTAAACTTCTACCCTCCCTTCTGACAAAGATTTGAACATTGCCATCAGTGAACTCATTCCCTCCTGATATTACAACAATGTCACTGAGTGTTTTGGTAAAATCTGAGATTATTTTTCTCGTCTTATGATTATCTACGCATACGAAGACTATGTCTCCCGATTTGATAAACGTACCTACATTACGGGGATTAACATATTCATCAAATGCACTGTAATTTAATTCGTGATACTTCTCTTGAAACTCGGAGGCCTTTACTAATGACTTCTTGCCTCCAGCGATTGCAAATTCTTGCCTATCTCTGTTCTTTGGTTCAAAGGTATCTCCATCTACAAAAGTAATCCTGGTATCAACTCCATTACCATAATTCAGGAATCTGGAAAGTTTATCTGCCAGGATTGTACCGACTCCACCTATACCTATGACTTTGATGGATAACTCAGAAGGGGGGTTAATCATCGCCAGACTCCTCTTTATCTTCAGGAATTAGGGGGAGTTCTTGTTGGTGGAACACTTCTTGCCCAGTATAGAATCCACCACCACCTTCATCCGGTTCAAGACCGTCAAAAGGGTCGTACTCGTCGGGGTTAATGACGATTCCGTGACGTCTGTACCAATGTGGGAGCCAGGATCCGTGGGGCATTTCGCTGGGATCGACAGGGGATTGAACCCTACCTCGCTGAGCGTGTGGTAATCCCACATAATAAACTGTAGGAGATTTTCTTTCAACAAAGTCCATCCACGTACGCTCAAAGGGAACACTCTCAACATGAAAACCTTTCTGCTTCTTAACTTCTTTCTCGTAAACTTTCACCCCCTTTACCATTTTGAAAGTAGGGCGAAACATATGTTGAGTATAGTTAGTGTACTCAATATCCTCTACTCCTTCAACATACTCGTGGGTATCAGTTATAAAGCGCTTACCATTTACCACAACTGATGTTGAAATAGTGTGAAGGTCTTTGCTGAGATCTCCAACAGTTATGTGTAAACCATCAAAGTGCTTCTCATCTGTGTGATCTGTAGTGGAGTGAAAAGCTCCAAATCCAGCATGACTATGAATAGTACACATAAGAATGTACCCCTGTTCTTGCCAAGGTAAAGTTCTTTCATAGTCAACAGAACCTCCAGTAACTTCTTGAAAAGGTATTTGAATCTTATAATGTTTTTTATCTTCATTGAAGTGAAGTAAAGCAACTGCTTCAGCCTTATGTTCCTCGTAAACTTCTCTAAAGAAACTAACAATTTCGGCAAAATCATTTTTTGGGATTCTTGGCAAGTCTAGCGTTGCATACGAAACCACATGATTCAAATGAGGTATTTTAGTTGCCGGAACTAGCGCATCCAAGATTCCCAATTTCTTTCTAATGAAAATGCCGTTCCCTGCGACTACATAAAAGACATCGTCGTCAGGTACTTCTTGATTTCCGTCAGCTACGAAGACGTTGAACATGCACACCTCCAATCTGCCTGCATTCTCAAACCAGCTCTATCCGGAACCTCTATGTAACCACCGTGCATATTAGGAAAAACGTACTTAAGTTCAAACCTATCAACTTGTCGTTGGGTAAAACGAGGTTGTAGTAAACCCCACTTTGTGATTCTCTCATCTGGATATATAGATCCACTTGTTATGTACTTGCACATATGGGTAGTTGGAAATCTTCTTGTCCCTCCATGGGGATCTTTGAACATCATGTATGGAGCCCATCTGGAAGAATATGAATATAAATTAAAATCTCCAACTTGTAACGCAAACCTAATTGGTGGTGATGCAACTTGCACTCGACTCCACAACCGAGAGGATGGAGATAGAAATGAGAATTTGGAAAGATAATCCTCATGTGCCCAAAGGGTACAACGATTCGAACACAACATAAGAGGAACATCAGTTCCAGTATCAGTTATAAAACCAATGATTTGATTTACATCTTTCTTGGGAAATTTACTAATTCCCGTAACATTGGCCTTTAACTTTGTTCCCGCTCTTAGACCGTTATACTCTTCTACAATTTTTCTAATCTTTCCAATATGCACTCTAGCACGAGATAGGTCAGCATAATCCATAGTCCTTATGTCGCCTTCATTGCTTTGTGCGGTTATTTTGAGAATATCGTTCTCATCACGACTTATGCCTATTATCTCCCTTATTACAGTAATATCCTCAGGGCTGTTCTCCCAATCTACAAAAATCACTTTATCCCCAACCCTAAAGTTTAGGTCAACATCATAACTTGGAAGATTGAACTCTCCATTTGACAAAAGGTGCTCCAGAGCAAGATCTTTATTGTAGCCAAACCTTAGGGACGACTCATGATTGAGACCAGTATAAATAATGCCAGTACCCTTCATCATCCTATGCTCTCCGTTACTAGATGTAAATATCTTAGGTCCAATTCGAAAGACAGGATAATGGACAGAAGTGTCCTCTTCCACTAACTTATACTTAGTTTCAAGAGTCTCGTAGGATTCATTCACTTCATAGCCAGACTCATCATTTTTGAAGTGTACGTGCAACATGCCTTCATTAGTAACATCAATTCCCTTAAGTTCGACAGAGTGTCCCATATAGACAAGAATATCAATCTGTCGATGTATCAAATTATACTCACGACCGATCTCCATCTCCATGTCATACAGTCTTACCTTCTGATCAAATATCTTTAATTCTAGAGCATCGGCAAAGTAATAGTCTGTTCCAAGTTTAACCTCAGTGCTTTCATCTAGAGCAATTCTAATTTCATTTACCTTACGGTAACTTTTAAATGGTTGACTCAACTCAACAACATCTCCAGGTTTTATGGTAACTCCATTCTTTAATTCGAGAGACTTTATGATGTTTACTTTAACCAACTTCTTGGCTAAGTCATCCCTCAACTTCTCAGTCAACAGCTTTTCAGACAACTCATTATTATCATCTATAAGCATAACCGCTTGTGCAGGATAGCCAATCATACCTTTAAATCCGCTAACCCAATATACTTCACCATCAATGTCAATCTTATCACCTATAGAAAGTACTTCATTACCCAATATTACACTTTCACATGGATCAAGAAAAACTTTCCTCTCGTCTGTCATAACGGGTTCGGTAAATAATTCAGTAAGGTTATAGAAATTGTAACTTTTTGGTTTCAGTCTTCTATGACCTGATATCCTACTGATTTCCTCTTTAAGGGTTCTTTTATGAGCTTTCCATTTCACATTAAACACAAACATCGGATCTCGATGTGTGTAATATTGCCAGGTTAGAAAATCGGACACTTCTCCAACATCTTCATAGCTTTTATATGCATGAAGATAATCTGTATTAAAACTATTGTTCCAAAATCTATTGAGAGCTCTAGTACAGGTTTCTGGAGTGCTATTACCATAAGCTGAACCTTCTCCCAAGCACACATTATAACTACCATCAATATTCAACAAGTTTGGAGTAAACAGATAGTCTGATGGACTAGTTATCGGGTGCAGTCGATAGAAAATCTTAAGGCCATTTAGCTCATAGTGTGTGGTAAGACTCATTATGTAAACAATATATGGAAAACCTAGTATAAGTTTATAGGGTCTAGGTCCTCGATACATCTTCAGCAATTTCTGAGTATAACCATAGTGTTTCAATTTTCCAGTCTTCCTCAACTTCTCAATATTGTGCTCCAAATCCATGTCCAACCGAATTGTTCTGGAGCAGGGAGGGTCTTCAATAACTACGACCCTCCCTCCAGTGCTTATAGGTTGAATGAATCGACAATTCTGAGGAAGAATTTCATCTGGCCGGCGATTAGCCACTCTAGTCATTAAACGGTTAACTAAGTCGGTTGTATTTAACATTCTTTGTCTTATCTTAGGAGTTGATTCATCTTCTTTACCAACTTCATAATCAGATAAACAAAGACTGGAAAACTTTTCACTTATGATTATCTCACTTCTTTCACGCTTCATCGCCTACTCCTCAGAGACTAGACAGATTGAGACTGAACGGTCTCAGGTTCAGTCGACTCCTCCTCAGCAGGCTCACTTGTCTCTGGCTGTACAGCCTCAGCTTGAGTCTCTGGTGTGGGTGCCTCTGGAGGTGTCTCTGGAGTTGCTTCTCCAACTTCCTCACCCTCCTCAGTAACCTCACTGAGATTCTGCCAACCCTCGGGCGATCCGCCAGCTGCCTCAGGTTCACTTCCAGGAGTTCCAGAATCTGGAGGTGGAGTCGGTGGTTGTACCTGACCCTGCTCGGTCATAACCTCTTCAACCGGACGACCCTCATTGAAGGCTACCATGTAATTAACCATGTCTCCCTTCGGACGGCCGATAACTCCTTTGACATCGTAGTCACGGCAAAGTTGGTTTAAATCAACAATTGTTTTGCCTTCCAGATTTTCTCGTCTCAAGTTCTCGGATACCATACCCTAATCTCCCTTCATATGTTTATAAGTTTCTGCAAAGTGTAGAAGAATTTTTTCAGCCTTTACCTCCTTTAGTTCGGTTGCTTTAATTCTCCTAGCTGGTTTGTCCACCGAGGAAGGTGGTCCTTTCACCCAAATACTTGTTATATACTGTTCCTTCGCTTCTCTCTCAAGAGCAACAAAGGCAACTTCTCCTTGTTTTCTACCTGGTACTTCTAGACAGAGAAAGATGTTTGGGCCTGTGGGTAAACCATCCATATGTTTTATATTATCTTTTTCTTCTTCAAAAATCACATCACATAGCTGCTTGACTTGCTCATCCAATTCAGCTGATGCAACCTTCGCCAAAAGTTCATTTAGGATAGACATTTCCCTTTCCTTTTTCAAAAGTGGACACACAACTCTGTACAGCTTTAAGAACGTGGTCCAGGAATTCTTGTTTATCTTGGCCTCTCATCTCCCTATTTACTGACTCTGCCTGAACACAACTGTAGATACTACCAACAAAGTTTAACATTGTCTCATCATATTCTTCAGCTTCAGGCACCATAACAGCTTGACCGCCCTGTATATCTATCATCGAAAATGATTCTTCAACATTCTTGAATGAAAGTTTGCTTACTCTCAAATCACAACTTTGGGTCTTTAACCATAGCCTCCCTTCCTCAGGTGCAACCTCCAACGTACCCATTACGAAGTTCTTCTGGATCCTCATTATCCCTCTACTTTCTTACCGCATATTGTTTCTCAGCAGTCCTAAGCCACTCAGTCCTGTCAAAAGGGACACTTCTCCAATCATTCTTATCAAGATCATACACATGAATAATCTTGTGCTTATCTATTAGTTTGAGGATCTTTGCAAGGTTCACATCCTTTGGATGCTTTTCTTTCGGAATTTTACCAAAGTTGAGAGTGCACCTCATTATTCTTTCCTCATTGTTCTTTTTTCTGAACTTTATGGTGACCTCATCTTCAGCCTTGATTCTCTCAAGAAACTCAACTGCGCTCTTGATTACATCATCCGCCATTCAGGTACCTCCAAAATACTTCCCAAGAAGTTGTTGCAACTCTGCAAGGAAGCTAATATTTAGTGGAGTACTCTCAAGACTCACATTAAGTTTAGAGCCTTTTAGATGAGGATAAATTTTCTCAAGGAACACCTCTGTTGGAACACTCCACTCTTTCACCACAGTTGTAACTTCTACATCTGGTGCAGGTTTTTCTCCCTTATCTCTATACCAAACAGTAAACTTCCCATTGTCTGCAGGCCTTATGTGTTTCTGGTAAATTAGATATTTGATAATTGTGTTAATTCTTCCTCTGGAACTAGGTCTCAGGCCAGTTCTGCAAACATAATCTACAATGGTATTTCTATCAAATTTTCCGGTCAATCCATACTTCTTAAACAAACCTTCTTTAGTCTCCAAACCACGTTCATGCATTGATTTTGGAGACGCCCTTTTTACCATCTGCCCTCCTTTCCTTATGGATTAAGTCATCAAAGAGATTTGGATTCTTCGACAACAATTTGGACATAATCATACAAGTCCAGTTACACTTCCGACAGAAATTTTTCTTATCCTTTGCAAGCATCTTCTTCAACACAGGATTAAGACGTCCGTCCTCACTTATATAATTGATTGCTTTTATTGACGGAGTTGACTTACCCCTGATCCTAAGGCATAGTCTAACTGATCCATCTGCATCAATTGTTAAGTTGTGCACGTCCTTTTCAATTTCACAATCCAACTCTGCCGGAAGTATACTTACTATCGCAGGGAGGAGGACCGAGGCCATATGAACATCTAGTTTGTTGTCAAGGATTCGACCGAAAGCATCTAGAAGTACACTGTCTTTCTGCACTAGCAGATCCGAGTCCGTAATATGAGCAAAGTCATAGTATGGACTCTTTGCGATGTCAATGACTGTGATGTCGCTGCTTATGCCCAGTTGAGTTAGCTCATAAACAAGTTGATATAAATGACCAACTGTTTTGCTATCAACGGTTATCTCAGCAACGAGATCTTTTATACACTCTCGATACTTTCTTAGCCGTTCAAGACCCTTGATGCTCTTTTTGACCCGGTCCGATTCCTCCTCCGCTGAGAAGATGATTGGATCAATTGAGGATGTCAGTCCAGTAATATAATCAGTTTTCTCTATCAAATTTTCTAACATTGGCTGAACTTCATCGCTGTTGTTAGTTATGATAGTGTAGTTAATATCATTGTCATTACAATAGTTTACAATCTCTGGTAGATCCTTTCTTAGTAAGGGTTCGCCGCCATACAAAATGTGAAAGCAATTTGGATTATGTGCATGAAGTCGGCCCAGACATTCAAGCACATAACCCGTTGACATTTCCATCTTAAGGTAATGACCCAAAGATGGATAGTCGTTCTTCGGTCTAGCTTTGTAATCTCTCGCAATCCTGCAGTAATCACAGGAGAGATTACACCTCCTTGTCAAGAGCCAACTTACAATTTGAATTTTATCCATCTTCACTCCCAAAGATACTCTTTCTTCTCATCACACCAGACAGTACAAGTGGAAATAATCAGGCAACTATCACAGGGATTATTTACGATAGGTTCTTTACTCCTTTTTAGATATCTCGACTTATAACCCTTAGTTTCAGCTACTGTCTTAGAAGTGTACATTGATATTCTGCCAATAGTTAGAATACACGACTTGACTTCTATCATTAAGTCCTTTCCCTCCTGGTCATCATGTCATAGACTAAGGCAGTCTCCTTTGCATCACACATTTCTGCACAGTTCGGTCGTACTATACAACCCTCACAAGGACCTATATTACCCATAACTGTTACAACCTTTGACGGGGTAGGAGATATCCCTTTCAATCTCCCATTTAAATGTAGGCTATGGACATGGCCATCAGATACTATCACGGTGTGATACTTGATCTCTGAATTGGGTATCTCGGTCCATCGACGTACACTTTTGGTTTTTTTGGACATCTTTTCCTCTTGTGTGCCCATGTATTTGTACCTCTCACCTTTCTCTTATTTCCTAAACCCTTTCTAACTCGATAACCACAGAATGGACATGTCGGCATAAACCCCCCTTTCTACAGAAATCTCAAATTTTCATCTGCATCAATTTGATCAATATGTCTATGACTAATAATAAATATACTCTTATCTTCATTTATAAGTGAACGAAGCAACTTTGATACATACGATATATTTTCATCGTCGAGTGCATCAAATATCTCGTCAAATAATATGATGTTAAACTGCATATCATGGATGAGATTTTGTAGATCGCCAAGGGTTAAAATGGTGGCGATGTCTACAAGTCTTGTCTGACCTCCTGAAAATTGTACTCGTGAGTTTGCCTTGGTCTTGGTGTCAAGAACATTCACTGAAATTTTGTCTCTCATCTCTCCAGCTTTTGTAGCTTTCAACGTATCGAATGACACAATATATCTTCCACCTGCAATTCTCTCCAAGTAATATGATATCCTCCTATTCATAAAGGGAATTGATTCATCAATTAACATACTTGGAATACCAGCAGATGAGAAAGCTCCTTTCCAAAACTCAAGGACTTTTATTTCCTTCTTCTCAATCTCCAAGTCTTTCTTGAGAGTTACAACTGCTCCAATAAGCACTTCCTCTTTTTGAATTGCTTCTCTTAGGTGAATCTCGTCATACTCCTTTTCTTCGATTGACTTAATCATTTCTTCAATTGATTTTAGCTCGGACTCCAGACCCGCAAGATCTTTCTCAAGGGTTATGCGGTGATCAAGTTTAGCTTGAAGACCAGCCGCCTTATTCCTCAAATTCTCCAACTCCAGGTCTAAAAACTTTCTTTTCTTTTCAGACTCCTCTCGAATACCATCAATTGCCTGGATTGTTAACTCATTTATTTGCTCTGTAAGTTCACCAAGTTTCTTATCAATTCCTTCAATTATCTCTGCGTGGGCATCTCGATGAGTCTTTGCTTCCCTGCTTGCCTTTGCCTTTATCTCTGCGAGTTCAATGTGTTGTTTTTCAACTTCTCCCTGTAGTTTAAGAACTTCTTTATCTATTTCGGAATTCTCTTGCCGAAGCTGTTCAATTTTTGTATTTATTTCATCCAGGTGCTCATTAAGAATTGTGACAGTTGGTTCATCAATTTCTTGCTTGCAAGTTGGACATACTGACACCTGTCCGTCCAATATGGCATTACTAAACTCTTTAGTCTGTTCAAGCATTACATGAATTCTGTCACCATTAGTAACTGATTTCAGTCTCATCTGGGATTTCTGATTTTCTATCTCATTAATACTTAACAGCAATTCTTTATCTTCTTCATTAAGTATTTTGTCAACTTTGTAAATAGCATCTGCAAGTTTCTCATGTGCCTTCCGCTTCGTATCGTCAGCAACGGTATTCATTTCTGAAAGTTTCAATGCTGCCTTTGACTTTACTTCATTAATGTTAGCTTCTATATCTGAAGCAATTGAAGACAACTTTGAATATGTCTGATTGATTTGCTCAGAGTTCTTACTCATTTCTGACTCAAGGTCTAAGTCCATATACTCCTTGATAGAGACCTCTAGAGTATTTACATCTTCTTGTCTTTTCCTGTAACGAGTATTTTGAAATTCAAGTTCAACTTGCTTTTGATCATAGAACTTTCTTTTCTCAAGTTCGAAATGAGCGATCAGAGATTTTGTTTCCTCAATTAAAATCTCTTGAGTTTTTATATCACCTTCAATTGAAAGTATGATTTTCTCAACTTCACTAAGGATCTCAGTAGATACCTTTGAATATGTGACATAATCATCTAACGTTAATATCTTCCTAAATATTTCCTTTTGCTGAGAGTCAGTTAGGTCAGTAAAGAAATTCTTAACCTTTTGGCCAAACAGTAGGGTATTCATAAAGAGTTTCTCAGGAGTAATGAGACGCTCAATTATCGGTTTGACCTCCCTATGACCTTTTCCAATGTCAACGAATTTCCCATTTCTCTTCTCTTTCAAGATAACGGTACTTCCGACTTTGGTAAACTTATGATAACGCTCAGCTAAGAATTCAATATTATCAACATCGAACTCAACCCATGTCTTACAATTCTTACCAACGGTTGTATTTACTACATCATCTGCTCTCGAATTCTTCGTTGTAACTCCATAGAATGTAAATGGAATTATATCGAATAGAGTCGACTTACCAACTCCGTTAGGACCGCTTATAAGAACGAGTTGACCTCCTTTAAATTCGATCTCAACTGGTTCAATGTAACAACAAAAGTTCTCAGCTCCTGCCTTTTTGAATTTAACTTTTCTCATTATCCACCATAATGCTCCTTAAAGACCAATGTTGTCTGTGGATTCCCTTACTTTTTTGAGCGTGGGCAATTTCCATCCGTCTTTTAATTCTTTTGCATCCAGCGCCTTTACAATCGCTGCGGTTCTTGGTTGACCATTGTAATGTTGCATTTCGTCCAAAGCGGACCACATCAAATGAATGAGGTTTGCCCTTGGTAATTTGAGCAGAAAATCATAAAGTTTATCATCCATAATTTCTCCATTTAACTTTTCTCATCATCCACCCATAGCACTGAACCAAATAATCTTTCTATCCATACCTGTGCGTGTTGCTCGATTCCATCAAAGTCATCAGAATCAAAATATGATAAGATAGAATATCTCGTTACTTGATAGCCAGATCTTATCAGCATTCCAGCAACCGCAGTCATTGCATCCTGTTCCTTAAGTGTGAGTTCCTCATCTACAGGACCACCAGCAAGAGTCACCATTAAATCCAAGAGATCTTTTATTGTAACATTAGCTGGGTTGTACAGGTTTGCCTTCTTCTTTTTTGTCATTGTGTTTCCTTTGCTGCCCTTTCGACAATCTGGAGACCAACCTCTAAATACTTTGGTTGATCTTCCGGTTTAACTCCTTTTATATCTAAGTACTTCGAAAACTTTTCATCTAGAGACATGCTAGACTCAATGCCTCTATCAGTAATATCTTTTTCGGCCTTGTCAATGATGAGAAATTCTTCAGCAATATGTTCAATATCAACTCCCAAATCATCACGAAATATTCTAACCTCATGACCTATTGCTTGAAATTTCTTTGCCTTGTCTATTATCTCATCTCGATTTTCATTTGTTATCTTAAACTCGTGATACTGCTTATAACCAACGGTTGGCACAGATTCAATTGTTTCAGTTTCTGTATCAACAATCAGAAATCTTTTCTCCTCGTGCTTCTCACCCCAATCTAATTGAATTGGAGACCCTGCATAGTATACTTTAATTTCATTAGCGATCATCTCCTGTGGCAAATGATAATGACCAAGAAGAGCATATTCATATTTCCCAACGAGGTCTCTAAGACCCATCTTCGAAACTATACTAACTCCAGAATTTAATATAGCTTCATTCAATCCAAAATGGGAAATAAGAAACTTACAAGAGTTCTGCTTAATAATATCTACCATATTATAAGAGTAGGGAACAAAAGCAACACCATCATGTTCCCAATAATCTTTTACGATAAGTATAACATTATCACACGCAACCAGACCTCTTAGTGCCGATACTGCATCCTCACCCTTTCCGGATAGGTCATGATTACCGTCTAACAGAAAGAACTCTATATCCGAATAAGCATTGAAAAGGTCTATCAAAACTGATTGAGCAAGAGCATAAATAATTGATTTTCCATGAAGGATATCTCCAGCAACAATAACCCTATCAATCCCATGCTCCTTACAATGTGTTAGCATTGACTCAATACAACCCTTCAAGACCGTCAATCTTTCAGGTAGACCACCAATCAACTTATCTTGAGTATAACCAGCAAAATGCCAATCTGCTGACAATGCGAATTTCATAATTCATCTCCAGGTTCCATAGATCCTATGCGCCATACTCTCTCCAGACCTTGTAGCGGCTATTCTCCTATCACGGTCCAACTTATCGAACCTCCTTAATTCACCCTTCACTTCTCCTAATAACACATCTCTTGAAGGTAAGTTTAGTCGTTGAAACTCAACACTCTTTTCTAAAAGAGTCTCTAGTATACATAAATGACTATAATCTATATATTCTTCAACTGATAGTTTCATCACTCACCCCGGATTATTTCGATTGCCACTTGTTCATCTATTTCATTTATTCGCCCATCGGAGTATGCAATAAGGTAGTCTACTTCCCACTGCTTATCCCGATAAAACCTCAATCGACCATAATATGTTTCTCGTATCTCTGAAACTCCTACATCAATCATGTCTACAACTACAGGTCTACTTTTATTATCTGCTTCCCTTACAACTCGTCCACATATTTGCTCAATGTTTCTTATTGGACTTGTCATAATCAAACAGTCTTTTTTAGGAATATCAACTCCATCTCTTACTTTACCAGGAGTTGCAAATGTCACTTGAAATTTCAACTCCTCATTTGTTGCATTTCTAATAAACATTGATTTGCTAGGAACTTTCAACCATTTGAAGAGTTCCTCAATCATTTTAATTCTTTCAGAGACGAATATAACTTCCCTACCATTAGCAGAAAATTTTGTCAAGAGACCCTTGCATAAAGACATGAAAACTTCTGATTTCTTTAATTGACTCAAATATCTAGATCTTTGAAACTTATCACCCCAGTAAATATATCTATAACTTCTGTTCAGCATTCCAGAATCAAACAGAACAACTGTAACCTTTGCATCCATAACAGATGCTTCACCCTCAGGTGTGAATGTTTCGCCCAAGTGGTAATTGATAATATCTCCATTGCCGTCATATCTATATGGAGTCGCACTTAGACCATAAGTCAACCTAGCCGGCATGTGCATGGAGCACTCTGAAAATCTTGGAGCTCCAACAGAAGTATGTACCTCATCCGCAATAAACATTCCAATGTTTGCTTGATTCAATGCTACTAGAAAGTTATATCTATTTCTCTTTAATATTGATACCATCGTCTGATCAGTCGTAATTATTAGGGGTTTCTTGAGAGCGTGAATGAAATTAGACGACGTTAATCTTACTATATCATTTTTATTTATATTTGTATGCTCTAGCGCACGTTCTGCCCACTGATCAACAAGAGTGTCTCTGTGAACTAGAATCAGTGTTTTCTTTTTCTTAATAGCAATCACATACAGCGCAACTACAGTCTTTCCAGATCCAGGTGGTGCTTGAATTGTTGCATTATTACAACTAAGCATGTGATTAACCATATTTTCTTGTAACTCATCTCGAAACTTTATGTTATGATCTATCTTAATATCCTCACCCACATGACTGTGGTCTTCAATATGACAGTCTGAAATGTACTCATGTATCGGGAAGAACCTAGGAACTGTCAAAAACTTCTCAGACTCCAAGAAGAACCTGTGAACTACAAATATTGATTCTTGATGATAGTCTAGTGACCTTCTTGTTAAGGAAGCTCTCATTTTCACATAAAACGCATCATTCTCATAGGTTCTTGGTATTGCAATGCCTGCTCTCTTTTTTAAAGTATACATTACGATTCATACTCTGCCATTGAATCATCGTTTTCCCAAATCCTAACTCTCTTTATGTGTACAGGTCTCTCTAGACTTCTCATCTTCTCTCTCAATGTAATAAATAACTCAGAGCACATTCTCTCAGCAGTAGGTTCTCCAGGAACTATAACTACCTTCATCTCCTTCTGTTTCATAAATTCAGCCCACTCTATATCATTTACATTAAGAAATAACGCATGATCCCAGTCAGTAACAATTCCCTCAATCTCTTTCTTCAAACTTGAAAAGTCAATTACCATTCCGTTTTCATCAAGAGTTCTGCTTGAAACAGTAACTTCAATTTTCAAATTGTGACCGTGAAAATTCTTACAGAGACCTGGATGTTTGCTCAAACGATGACCACATGAAACTCTGAAGGTTTTAGTTACAGAGTACATTTCTTCTCCTCCCTTAGCGGTTCAAGCATAATTTTCTCTTCAAGATTGCCATCCGCTGGATATATATCCCCAAAGGGTGGCCTATCTAAATTTCTTTCCTCCCAATGTCTTGCTATACTACCACGATTTGGGTTTGGAAAATTGAGCCTTATATCCACCTCAACTCCAATTTTAGCGTATTCTTCTCTAATAAATCTAGTAAGTATATGGACATTTCGTTCAGCAATATCTCTCATCACATCGAAGTCAGGCGGATTGTTCTTTGGAATAATATTGTCCACGAATGGAACTCTTCCAGATGATCTGCAATTGTAACATGGAGCATAGATATCAATTTTTCTGTAACTTATGCCCCGACCATTACAATTGAGGCAATCTTCATTGTGTTCTTCTGCTCTACGAAGGAGATCTGGTAATGCTTCTACCAATCTAGATAATTTATTTTTTTTGTTTGCCATTCATGACCTCCGCATACTGATCTAATGAAAATTGAAAGGCATTACCTAAATTTGCTTTCAAGTTCGTAACCTCCTGATTTATCTCATCTATATCAATGGATAGACTCAGAAGTTTATTAATTCTATACTTTGCAAAAAGACTAGTAACCATTTTCTTGCTCAAATCAGTCCTTTTGCAAATATCGTCAATTACCAGTTTAACATCCTTTATTTCTTCTTTCAGATGCTCAGACAGAATCGGTCTAATAGCTTGAAGTACTAAATACTCCTTCCTTATGTTTTGATAGCGAGATATCTCAGACTCCAACATTGCTACATTTGAATTAAGAAACATCTTATGGCTACCTAGTAACAACTCATCAACTGATGCTACTCTAACTTGTCTATTAGAATCAACAACAATCATTTCAAACGGGATATTGCCTGTAAGCACTTTGTCTAACTTTTTCACAAACTTATTGTATATCGCATCTTTATTTCTCTGCTTCAAAACTTTGAATACAATATATGTTTCTTCTGTTGAGAGATCTTGAAAACCAATATCATTATTCTCCCTCTCCTCTGCAAACCTATTGAGTAGAGACTCAAACTTTCTACCTGGAGGCCACGACCTTAAAATAACTGAATGATCCTTTGGATGTGCTATGCTAACTCCTTTAACAGAAATAGAAGCCTTACCAGTTAATAATAGACTCTCAATTTCTTTGTCTGAAGAAACAATTGCACAATCTGATATTGGTTTAATAATTGGTTTTGTCTTCCTCTGACCAAGAAGAAATAATAACCTCTTATATAGATCTTCAATTCTAAAACACGGAATGAATGTTTTATAACCAAAACCTATACCTTGAGTATACTCTTCTCCAAGTAAACAGAGAGGGAACATTGTTGGAAGAAATAATGGTTCTTTCTCGTCCAATTCTCCTAATTGCCAAGGAACATACTTGATCAACTTGAAGGCAAGGTTCTTGGTAGTTTTTGATAATCTACAACCAGTGTATCTCATGGCAGCAGGAGGGGTTGGTTCAACCCCTATATTGGCCCCAAAACTACCCTGCCCATTCAAGAAACCCTGCCTAACAAGTTGAACAATCGTCCCATAGGAAGTCCCGTGAGGATGGTAGTGACCGAGACAATGACCATCGACTCTAGCGCTCTTGACAAATCTTTCGCTTGCAATTTGATATGCTGATAAAAGTACTCTTCTCTCAACAGGTTTTAACCCATCTAAGTCTAAAGGGAACGCTCGAAATGCGTTCACATATTGACCATATGATCTATATAAGTCTGGAACATTCTTGTCCATCTTAACCCCTAATGTGTGGTTACCCCTTCTGGTTTACCGTCAGAAATATTACAACAGGCACACTCTACTTTTTCAGTTGGAGTCAGTTTCCATACTTTTTCTCCATCATATACTGTTTCTATAAACTCCATATTTGGCAACCCGCGCAATACAACAGGATCGCTTTTGGCATTATCAAGGTTAGCTTTTTTAACATCATTTATCAACCAATCACACATGGAGTTTAAAAGGGAAGTTGCTACATATGTAAAGATCTCACTAGCTTCAACTAAAAGATTTGGAAGTTCATACTTTTCCATGCCATGCGTATGCACCATAAATATATGACTATCATCTTCAGGTAGAACTCCATGAACCTCAATCTCTTTATTTACATCAACTCTCTCATCTTTCTTTGTCATGTTTTTCCTCCATGTTCAGTAATTTCCTCTTTGTATTAACATCACTAAATAACTTCATTATTTTACCTAAATTATCTGAAAATTTAATAGGAATTAACTTCCTCGTCTTTTCATTAATTGCACACACTTTTAGCTGGTCTGGATTCAATTCTCCAAGACCTTTAAAACGAGAAATCTTCTTTTTCTTTTCTCTTGCTTTCGCAACTTGCTTTTCAGTCCATAATGGGATAAATTGTTTACCTTCAGTTATTGCATACAGTGGAGTTTGGACTAGATAGTAGTGTCCATTTTTTATCACATCTGGAACCAAGTTGGCAAGGATAATTGTTAGAAGACAGAAAATATGTCCCCCATCTTCATCCGCATCTGTGGCACAAATGACCTTTTCATATTTCAGACCACTAATATCAAAGTGAGGTCCAACTCCTGTTCCTAATGCTTGAATTAATTCTCCTACCTCTTTGTTCTTAAGTATATCTTTAGCCCCAACGATAGAAGGGATTTTCCCTCGTAAAGGAAAGATAGCATGCCTACGAGGATCACGACAGCTGATAAAAGACCCACCAGCCGAATCTCCTTCCACGATAAATAATTCACCTTTAGAATCGGTGCAATCACGGAGTTTAGTAAATTTCGTAGACGCTCTTTTTCCATTTGTAAAAGTCCTCAATCTTTTTGAATCTAGTTTCTTCCTATATAATTCAAACTGCTCAAGCAGGAGCTCAAGCAAATTCTGGTTCTTATCAAAATGTTGCTCAATTTTCTGCTTAAGAGGATTCGTCAATTTCAATAAATCATTCTTAGTATTCGTAAGTCGATATTTTATTTGACCTGAGAACTCAGGATTCTTCAGAGACAGACTCAAGTATGCTCTCAATCCACAAAGACAATCGTTTGGTTGAAATTTCAGTCCAAATTTCTTCGCCCTCGACATAAACATATCCTTCAGAATATCATAGAATACATTTATGTGACTTCCTCCTCCTTCTACAGGAAGGAGATTGACAGATGTATGAACTTTTGGTGTTGTTGTTCCATTTCTAGAAAAACAAAATTTAACTTTGAAATTCTCTGGTCTCAAATCAGGATTAATATCAATGATTGGTGAGATCTCTTTATCAGAATCCTTTAGACAATAGTTCATAAAGTATTCTTGCATGTCTAATTTAATAACTTCACGATTTCCGTCTACACTCAAAGCAAATGTACACTTTGGTAACTCGACTGAAGCAATTAGTAGACGATTTCTGATTCTTTGGATGTCTGGAACCAAGTTTTCAAATATCGTCTTATCTGGTCTGAATTGAATCATTGTGGAAAAAGGTTTCTGATCACTAAACTTCTTGATTTCTTTTCTTCGAAACTTAGCATTTTCAAACTCAAACAATGCTCTCTTACTATTTCTATATATCTCAATTTTGTATAAATCACTGAGAGCATTTATTGCAACCAGACCAACACCATGACGTCCGCTGCAAATATCGTATGCTGTTTTTATTCCCTGGAATTTTGCACCAGAGAAAAGTTTACTTGAAATTAGTCTAGGAATATCCTTGCTAATCGGAATTCCTCTACCATTGTCTATCACTTGATAGATATGATTTTTAGTATCTAGATTTATTGCCACGACGCTGGCAAACCCTGCCAAGCATTCATCAAGGCTATTGTCTAATGCTTCCTCAATTAAATGGACAGGGGTTGCCGTCTCCCCAATATACATACCAGGATTCAAGCGTATATGGGTGACTTCATCGAGGACCTTAACTTCAGATGAGGTATACTTTTTTGCCATCTAACCTCCCTTAGCTTCCTTAGCTTGCATAAACTCCCCAATTGTTGCAAATTTTTGTGGCTTACCTAATGCTGTCCTAAGTTTCTTGTCCAGAATTTCTTTATCTCTTTGCAACTGAGAAACTTCGATCTCCAGCTTCTTGGTGTTCTCTTCTTCTTTAAGAAAATTACTTCCTATTTGAGTGTTCAATTCTTCTAAATCTTTGATTCTGCTTTCACACGCAGATAATGTTCGCTCCATATTCTCAACTTGATTCTCTAAATTTGTTCGCTCACCCTCAAGTGCTAACTTCTGTCTTTCTAAATCAGCCTTATACTTTCTTATCCTTGAAAGCTCTTTCTCATAGTTCGCAAGCGCAAAAATCATCTCGTTAATTTTAGAAAAAGTATCAGCTAGAACCTGCCAAAGAATTCTTCCAATTGACTTTTCACTAATCTTAGTCGAAACAAGAATTTCTTTGAGATTCTCATCTGTCAACTGCTCAAAATCTATATCGTGCCATTCAGGAGATTCCTTCTCTTCTTTGACCTCAAGTACAGAGTCTGGTTTATCAAATTCAGTTTTCTTATACATAGATATTAGGGGTTTACCAAGATCTTCCCTTGAGGCAACTAGTTCAACATTTGCTGATCCTTTCTTTATTGATAACTCCTTCACTTCTGAAAAAGAGAGTTTGAAAGGCCAGTTGTTGCCTTCTCCAACCACAAAGTATACTGGTTTTTGTCTAGTAATTTTTTTCTTCTTAACTGAAAATCCCGCGTTCGCCAAAAGAGTAAGATACTGTTTAAGAGTAGACACCCTTACGTTAAGACTACGTTTATCCGCAAGGAGTCGGTGTAAAACTTCTATATCCAAAATTGTGTTTGGAGGGAGATCGGAAACGTAACCTATCAAAACCGGAAAAAGTTCACTTTTTTTCATTTGTAAATCTCCTTCAAAATTCATAAAAGGACCCGGGTAGCTCAGCTACCCAGGTCTTTTTTTTACTCTTGTTGCTTCTTAAATTCCTCAAGTTTCTCAGCACAAAATGTTCTCCCTCTCATAAGTGCTGCAATGAAGGAGTCTATATGATCCAAATCTTGTAACAGAAACTCTGTGCTAGTTTTGAGATATCCTGTAAAGACTAACCTAAAGGCCGCCTTTATAGTTCTCCAATAATTTCTAAGCTTCTCGGATGCTGAAGCATCAATATCATAATGACAATACTCAACGTCCTTATGAAGCTGTAGAAATATCATACCGAGTCTTTTGTCAAATTCCATGTCAATCGTGACATCGTGCTCAGGGTCTTTGCAATCACACGCAACTCGATACATAACCGCATGATCCCACTCACCAACTAACATCACTCCTTTTGCTACTTTAAAACCTTTTTTGTCCATGTTAGATCCTCACAATGTAACCAGTTCGATTCAGTAAATCAATGTTGCCTCTCGCTTCTGGTACACACCAAATGAGTTTCTTTGGTAACATTTTCCGTGGTAGAGCATTTATATCCTCTGTATATCCATCTGTGAAACCAAGAGTAACATCTGTTCCCAACTCCCTTGCTCGTTTGAGAGCTGGAGCCATTGCTGTACCCCCTCTACCTTTTACTTTAAACTGTATGTCACGAAGTTTCTTTACTTCATACTCTTTCTGAAGTATTGCATCACACTCAAGAACCACAACTCTTGTGTGACGATCCTTTTCCATAATACTTCCACAAGCAGACAGAGCATCAAGAATTTCATCTACTGACATACTACCTGATGTGTCAATTATCAAAGAGATATAGAAGGAGTAGTCTCTCTTCTTTCCGGGAAATGGTGAAAATACTGGACTACCATCATCTGAAAGGGTAAACAGGTACGCCCTCTTTCTGTTAATTCTTGTAGGAGATCTCCGAAATTTAGACAAACGAGATCCTCGAACAAGTCTCCTGATAATCTCGTAATATGGTGCCTTTGGAGGTCTAAGAGCCTCTTCGATTAAATCCTGAACATGAGATGGAAGAGTACCTCTCCTTTTGTTAAAATTCTTAACTGCCTCTCTAATGACATTTCCAACATTGGTGTCTATTTTTCTTGAGAGGGAACTAAGGTCAGTAACTCCTTCCAAATTTTTTGTCCAGGGAGTGTGATCATCTAGTTGCATCTCACCTCCACCGGCACAATTAGGACAAGTCACTTGTTCCGGTTCCTGCTGACCACCCTCACCTTTCTCGGACTGACCAAGACCTTCCCCAGATGCCCCACATTGAGGACACTGAATCTCCTTAACTCTTTTCATCAACAAGTTAAAATAGTGTTCAGTGATCTTGTCCGGTGGCAATTTATGATCATCAGGAAATTGAGGATAAACTTTCGTGTCGCCTACCATCACTTCTTTGGGCATACTCATTTGTGTATTAACACAACAGTCGGCAGCAATATTCCAAATTTGACTTTTCATTGGTTTGCGTTTTTCATTCAACTCATTCGCTAACATTCTTATCAACCTTGGAATATGCTTATTAAGTACGTGCATCCCTTCATGCTCCAAAACGAGCATGAGAACATCATCACTTGCTACATCCACTAATTCTGGTTGGTAATATAGTGCGATCATCCCATCGTGTTCTGGAGCAACACCCATAATAGATGGGAGGCCCTTAGTCGACCTTCTCGCTAGCCTCGAGAACAAGTAACCCCAATATGAGTTCCCCAAGACCATCTTAGCGACCAGTTGTTTTAATCTCTCATCTGGGGTCATATTTAGCCCTTTCCGACTGTAACAATTGGTTCATAAAAGTCTTTTCTATATCTCTCAGACAACTTCATCAGATCAGTATGGAGTTTTGTTATATAACGAAACTCATCAGACGTCCTACTAAAATTGTCAACCTGAGATACGAAAAGAGCAGCAGTATCTATCGGGATGTCTGTCAGAAAAGCAACAATGTTTCTTTGCTCTTTAACTGTATAGTCAGGTCTTGAAGTTGAAACAAATGTGGTAAACGCCACCATCAGTTCTCCAAGTTTGGCATTATTTTGCTCTTTCACATATTGTCTCACCTGTTTCCTGACTTTAGGATAATCACTAAAGACATCCCTCGGATTGATATCCTTTCTTTCTCTAGCAAACTCCATGAATAAACGAGTCATATTCACATTCAACAAACCAGAGATTAGATAGTCAAGTTCATTGTGGCTAGCAGATATTCCACCCCTTGCTTCATAACCCCATAGAAGGTTTGATACCCTCTCATAACTCGCAGGGTTCGCATAGACGCTACCTCTTTTCTGTGCGTCAAAATCATAAAGGTAGTCAGGATGTGACTGAATAAACTCAACTGTTAAAGAGTGAAAACCATTCGCAATTGCATGGTTTAGAAAATCTTGTGGAGATACTTCAACATATAAGTGTAACATCCTCCTTAATCCTGCAGCATCCTCAAGTTGATCAACACTATATTCAGCATCATCTGGATTATCCAGAGAAATAACAAACCATCCTTTTGGGAAAGGAAACAGATGGATTTTGTTCTCATTCTGTACTTGCCAGAGAAGTTGCTGTAAATTGTGATCACCCCTTGAGAACTCATCAATTATATAGATTCCAAAACTATCCGGATCAGTAGGAATAAAATCAGAGTACAACATTTTGAACCTCTGCTCCCCATCCCTTGTCACCGGAAATGGAATCAAAAAATCATCTCTCGAAAGCACGGGACACTGGATTTTAATTTGGTCAAACTGCTTTCCAGTCTCCTTGGTTAATTCATCGCTAATCTGCAAACAGATTTCAGTCTTCCCAACGCCCGCCGGGCCAAGTATGTGAAAGGCCTGCTTTAAAACATCCTTTCCTTGGTCCCAACAGGCCATGACATTTAGAATGTGAGTTTTAACCAGTTCCTTGATTCGATTGATACTCAGAACCGCGATATTCAACCTTTCAAAATACTTTTGTGCCTCCTGACCTTCGCTCATCCTATACTCCCTTCGAGATGTACTATAGGCATTTGTAATTGTCTCAATGTTCCAAAATACCAAGTTTAATTAAAAATCAATATCGTCAAAAGTAAATTGTTTTGCTGGTTCAGTTTGTGTAGGTTGTACAGGTTGTTCAGTAGATTGTGCAGCTGGTTGTTCCGCCGCCTCAGGTGGAGGCGTGACTTCAGGAATCTGCTGTTCTGGTGGGACAGCTGCCGTTTCAGCGTAACCACTCACCTGTTTACCCCTTGACCAGTCAAACTTTTCATTAAACTTATCAAGAGTTTTCTTTGTTATACGAAGTACATTCATAACTGTCTCATTTGACAGCTGGACTCCTCGACTTAAATCAAATACTTGCCTTGGACCCCAATTGGACTCCTCGGTTGCAACTCCAATTTCCGTAACAAATCTCTTGTTATTAACATGAATCTTCTCGAATCTTTTCGACTCATCGGTAACTGGAGTAAATATAGGTTCGAAGTCATCGCTTTGCAGATTGTTTATATAATCCGCAACTCTAGAGTACTTCATCCCTTTACCACGAATAAAGACAAATGTCGGCTTCTTTTCCTTGTCCACTACTGGATTGCCTTGGGCATCACAATATATACCACCAACAACTAGTTGTGCTCGACAGGGATTACAGAAATCAGCAGCTGCTCGTTCTGCTGAGTTTATACCACACTTGACTCCAGACGTTCCATACCAAGGCGGATCTCCTTGCTGATACGAGAAACACTTGACACTTTCACGACCTGAGGGATCTCTATCTATCTTTGCAAGAAGTGCCTTAACATGAGTTATAATCATGTAGGCCTTTCCAAGGTTATACTCAACACCTCTAACCTGTAACTTTCCTGCTTCCTCTTGAACACCACTTTGATTTTTTCTCGACTGACCTGCGACATAAATAGAGTGGTAGAACTCGTCCTCCGGACTAACTGGTTGTCTTGATTCATAGCCAGCTTCTGCTAAACCTTCATATTCTTCGATACCGCTCATCTTAGTAATCCTCCTATTTGTTTGAAATCAAACACCAATTCGATGAATTTCTATCCTCCGGAACTGTAATAATTGAGAATTCATCATTGAACCAACATTTTACATGCTGGTCTAGAAGATCGCTAGAGATGAACTTATTAATCTCTTTAAATTCGGGTATTTCCATTGCTTCGTCTTCGATAGTAACTGGATTAACTTTTCTAACCTTCTCGTCTGTTATATCTCCTGCAATCAACTTAGGGTGAGGGCAATAGACTATTACTACTCTTTCACCGACCCTTCTGAAGATCTCATTCTTAAAGAAATAACAGTTCGTATCAACGTCAAATGCGACCCTCTCAGAATCTATTACTCGTTGAATCGAAGTATGTTGTCTACAAAGGACTCCGTCATCTTTCGAATTGCATGGTTCGCAAATCGAGTTATCAACCTGATATTTAATTCCTCGAATCTCGAAATTTTTATCTGCAGCTTTCGAGAAGTAATACAGTATTTTCCTCTTATTCAACAGAAACTTGACGACGGTAATCGGGTAGACATCAACATTTAGTCGCTCAACAAACTTCTCGGCAGACATGGTTTTAAACATACCGTCACGACTCCTTATCCAAAAACAAAAAGAGTTAACCCCGAGTTGTCGATCACTCGACTGCTAGCATCGCTAATCTACTCACTATTTATCCCTTATTATTATTATCGGGTAAGTGAGTAAATCAGCGATGCTAGCAGTCGAGCGATCGACGTAGCCATGCTAATCTACTTTTCTTCAATATCTTTCTTTAACTGTTTCGGAACTCTAACTCTCCACAAACGGGCAGTTTGGAGGACTTTCTTTAGATCCTCACTTTTGTTAATCTTGTCAATAATTCGATTTTTTACCCTGCGGATTAACTTATCCATACGCCCACCACAAAGTAAAAGCTCCAAATCAGGAGTTTGGTATGTACATAGTTAACATCATTCTGCCTTACGGTAATTTGACTGTGCGCACTAGGAGAAAAACATAAATCTGCGATCTTAAGTGTTCTCACTCCTTTCATCTCTTATTTCTCCACATTTCTCACAGATGTCATAGATGTAGTTTCGGTTTAGAAAAGACTTAACAACTACTCCAACTTCCCCTGCCATAAGGGGCATACCATTTGCTTCTCTCTGACCTCCTAACTTTACAATTAGATCTGTTAACGTAGCCAACTCCAATTTCTCCGGAAAACTGTAAGAGAACCTTGGTCTAAATTTGTGTCTGACAATACCACATTCAAATGGCCACATCATGCAGCTCCTGTAACATTTGTGATTCCTGTGCAGTTATCACCTGTAGCTACCATAATTCCCTGCTCAAAATTTTTGTCGATCTTTTCTTGAAATCCACTATCTTTTCCACACTCAAACCCACCACTACCAACTATCAGGTACCTACAGGTTTCCTCTCCCTTGCCCAGTTTACACACTTTCTCAACATAGTCACCAGGTACTAAAAAGTCTTTACCTTTCATCCTCCCCTTGCATCCTCCTTTCTGCCAACGGAAATTTCCTATACTCAAGAAAACTTCAGTTGGGTTTTACTTGAGTTTTATTTGATTTCTATTTGTGAGCAATGCACCCAAGTGAATAAACTCACCCCAAGTGAGTAAACTCAACGAACCGCAAATGCAGCCCTCCCAAGTGTCTTACATGCTCGGTTAAACAATTAAAAAAGGGTAGCGAATGCCAACCAGAAAATTGTCTTCTATGAAAGGGGGTATATTATTGTGAAATACACCTAATGTAAAAAGTCAACAATCACTACCCTTCTACAAATTAATATATATAGAAGGTAGTCTATTGCCAAAAAAATTACAGGAGGTCGAGAGACGTTGGAGTATTATAACTTTCAAGATTGAACTTAAGATGACCCTTTTGAAAACTATCCCCAGCGTTCTTCATTATGTCTTTCGTATGAATTGGCATATCGGTGTCAGTCACATGGAGGAGTAGTCCGCCCTTTAGTGTAAACACAACTCCATCTGGAGTTTGATCGACTCCAATCAAATCTGTTCTCGCACACTCGATAACAACCGTACCTTTTATAACACTGATCTTATCCATTAATCTCTCCTTCAATCATTCTCAATGAAATTAACGACTTGTTCTTTTCACTAGCTTCGATAAACCACTTGATCAGTTTGTCTTTTATATATGTTCTAAGAAATATAGCAAATAACTGCTCAGAGTCATAAGTTTCAATCTGATTTGTAATAGCTTCAACAATTTCAGTACCCTTATCATAGCAGTACTGTTCAACATTAACTCCTCTTGGATCCACCTTCAAATACTTCCAAACATCTCCAATAAAGTCAATATTATCAAATTCTGTAAACTTAACTAACTTATAAACCTCATCAAAATGATATTGATTTTCTAATTCAACTCGTTCAGGAAACTCAAAATCATATATCTCCAATACTCTCTTTATAATCTTCTCACAGAGAGCCTGCTGGGCATCAAAGGATCGAAGTCTAATATCCGTTATGAAATTTCGATAAACTTCTTTGAATTCCTCCTTACCAATGGCATCATAAAATTCTAGAAGATCATACCTAAGTATATTATCCGCAGTATAATCATATTGAGTTATATCCGAATCGACCTCAGGTTCAGGATCAACATATGCTGTGAGTATTTGAAGATTAGCATCATGTGCCATTACTATCTCCCAGAAAGCATCATAGCAGTAAAGTAACTTTCAAGAACTTCTCCAGCTGGATTTATCTTTGGTTCTCTATATCCAGCACCACCAGTCTGAACAATTTCAGAAACAATTTCATTCTTTGTAACATGATCATCACTTAGAGGACCCATCATTTCAGCAAGGAGAGCTGGACAATTATATGAGATAAGAGAATATGTTTCTGCTTCTCCCATTCTCTGGCCACCACCTCTTCTCTTACCTGCAGTTGGTTGAAGAGTCTTTGGTTTCACAGGACCAGTACTTCGACTATGAATTTTCAAATCTCCAATATGTTCAAGTTTATAAATATACATATAACCAACAGGAACATCTGATTTAGTCTTAGTATTATATTCTGGTATAAATAATTTATATCCAGGTTTCAAATTCAACATCTTAAGAACAGCTTGAATTTCTCTATGACTAGGTGCCTTGAACGGAGGGATGATAAGAGGAACAGCCTTCTTCTGACTTATCTGTTGTAACATCTGCTTAAACTTAGCAGGAGACAACCTTTTAATACCGTTAGCTAGAGCATTAGAGTATTCTTTATTCTTTGATGTATCCAACTTATTTGTAACTCGTTTCATCAAAGCAGCTACTTGATCTTGTTTCTTTATCTCAAGGAATCTCTTCGCTAACTCCCTAGATACTAAACCACAATATAATTCATATAACTGCCCCATATTCATTCGACCAAGTATCCCCAAAGGATTCAGAATAATTTCAACTCTTTCTCCCCAAGGAGTTCGGGGCATCTCACTCTCTGGTTCAATAAGAGATACAATTCCCTTACCACCAAAACGATTACAGAGTTTATCCCCCTGACCAATTTGAAGTTCTTGTTCAATTTTGAACCTTACTAAAACTCCCTTAATTGTTTCTCCTCTTACAGTGAACTTCTCCTTCGCTGCTACCCCATACTTTTTTCTAGTTCTTGCAACTAAACTTTTCAATGTAGGAAATTTTGCTTCTCCAACATTTGAAAATACTTCAATTTCAACGACCTTTCCGCCTGGGCTTTTGAGAGTATATTCCCCACCAGCTATAGTCTCACCTTCATCTTCTTCATAACCTAGTAATTCTTCAATCTCGCCAATTGTTCTCCGAAGTAGAGGCTCCCCCTTCTTTGTGTTCGCTCCAACATCAATAATACTAATTAGTCTATCATCCTTTGAAATCAAAGCATCCTCAGTCAATCCATGAAGCGAAGTTAGTTTATCTCCAGACACCAAAGTATCACTTATAACTATTGCATCTTCAAAGTTATAACCTTTATATGGCATCATTGCTGTTAAGAGACTTCGACCCAAGGCCATAGTTCCACCAGCGAGTGCACTTCCCTCAGCAACAATTTGATTCTTTCTGACAGTCTTGCCTGCTTTCACAGTGGGTTTAAATACACTAAGAGTATCCTTGCTAGTTCCAGATCTAAGATGAACCGGACTAAGATCAATCCCTTGTGCCCTTCCAGCACTACAAGTAATTACCATTCTATCTTCTGTGACTGATTTAACCTTTCCTGCACAAGGAGACCTCTTTACATAAACATCTGATAAAACATTAGGTAGAATAGACTCATAACCAGACTGAACATCAGGAGCTTCTGGGTTCTTCAATGGCACCGCTTGCCTAGATTGATTAGCCGCCATCATAATCCTAACCCCATCATTATTTTCAATGAATGGAATCATAGCACTTGAAACAGATAACATACCCGAGTGTTCAGTATTGGTAGCAGCTTTAGTCTGAAATAAACCTCTAGCCGAAGTGATGAGAGCATTAACCGTTAGATGCTGAGTGATACCAATACTATCACTCTCTGGCGTATCCAACGGATCAACATTACCAAAGTACGATTTATGTACATTAAGAGCAGCTCCCTGCATTGCTCTCTTATCTGGAATACCACCAATGTTTCGACCAATTGGAGTGGTCCTAGTCATAACTGCCATCTCTTCAATTGGATTGACATATTCCATATCAACAACTATTTGAGAATTTATAAAGTCGCTCAACAATTTACGTGGAACAATCCTAAGAACAGCTTTTGTATTGCCGGCAAGAACTTGCTCTTTATATTCAGTATATGCAGCAAGCACTTGTTTCAAAGCAAAGTGTGCAAGGACCTCTGATGCTCTTATTCGTTGGTGAGATAAGTCATTTCTATCTTCAAGACGACCCTCTATAACTCCTATAGCCATATACTTCATAATCATATGAAGATCAGTCGGGAGTTGTTTATTCATAAGCACTTGTCTTGCAATTGGATCAACAATATTCTCCACATTAGAGGTAATCAAAAATGTCGAAGCTATACGACCAGTCATCGCAATAATTAAATTATTCCAATATTGCTTATCAGGAAATGGTGCCTCAACATTATATAGATGAGGTTTCGCTTGAATTAGAGATTGACACAATTCCTCTTTGAGTTCAGTATTAGCACCCTCAAAAAATACTGCCTGAGTCTCATTAACTCGCACACCAAAGTCCGTCTTCTTAATAACCTTTGTCTCGCCAACATTATATTTGACACCATACAATTTCATAGTTTCTTTAAAACCAAAAGCAAAAGATAACACTACAAGAAACGGAAGTCGATAAGTCATAAATATTTCAAGATAACTCTTCTTCCTGCCTCTCTTACTATATATACGAAACAGAGAATAAATACTTTCAAATTTAGACTCGTGTGCCTTTGGAAAAGTAATGGGATTCTGAATCATTTGATTAATCAAACATTTTCTTCTACCATGAATTCTAAATGTTCCAGAAGCAGGATCAATCTTCGGCATTTCCATTTCAACTGTATGAGTATTCCCAAAATTATCAATAAGTACCACAGTTATAATACTAATATCTGATTTATCTAATTCTCCCCTTCGAGTTGCTTTATCAGTTATCGTTATAGACTTAATCTTGATAGGTACTTCTTTCTTCTCAAGAGTTCTGAAAACATTCGTCATGTCTTTCTTCAAATTAGTCGTAAAGTCCACCTGTCTTTTCTGAAAAAGATGCTCAGGAGATTTATTATCAACCATTTTTGGAACATTAGAAGTCTGAACGACAATATCTTCGGTGGTGCTAACTGTTGGCTGAGGTTTAAGTAATTCATCAATAAATGCTTTATCTACTGCCTTTAATGCAACAATTCTTTTCTCTCTTGGAATTGATTTTGCAATCCTCTTGGACTTATCCAAATCTCCACTCACATCAAATAAAATTGATGCAGTAGCAACCTGCTCCATCTCATCCTTTTTAATCTCTTTAGATACAACTTTTTCAGCAGCCTTTTTATCTCTATTAAAAAATGTCTTGACTGCATCTCTTACTTTAGTTTGACTCTTAGGAGATAACTCTTTGGAAACTTTCGCCATAACAACATCTGTTGCTGTATTTATGTTTTCCTGCTCCTCCCTCTCCATATCTATCGGTTTAACTTTCCTAATATAAGTAAGCATCTTTTGATAGTTAAACTCTTTATTCTGTACTAAAAGACGATACTTCGTACTCGACTCATCAATCGTTCCAAACAGTAGATGATCAAATGTCACCCCTTCAGCCTTTATCATCTGAAGGATTGGAAATATTTTACGATCACGAAACTGATTCATCGGTTTAGTTGCATCTACAGTATACATAAAAACTTTTTGATATTCAGGAGAAAGACTATTAATAGACTTAAACAAAATATTCTTTATGAGAAACCCAGCTCTTTGTCTATAATTCTTTGGTTTATATGCCTCATCAATTGCAACTAAATATTGTGATAGATCATAGTATATATTTCTATTCTCTGGAAATTTCATATTTGTTGAATACGACATTATTCCCAAAGACTTATATGCTTTTCTAACTTCTGAGGTCAGTCTAGTTCTAGGAATTTTTGTAACCGGAACAAGTGCATATCGAACATCAACTCGTCTGATTCCCAACTTTGGATAATCGTCAAGAAAGTTCGAATTCTCACTAAAGTACATAAGCATAAATTTCTTTTTAAGAGGGAATCGGAGACCGGTTGCAATTTGAGTATAAGGTCGCATTTTGTCGAGTTTAAAAATAGCCATCTAATTCTCCACCCTTATTGAATCTTCATCTTTGTGAGGTGTAGATACCTCAATAAATTGACAGTCAGTAACACCTTTAAATCTATGCATCTGTCCTGGAAGTATACGATGAGATTGACCAACTCCCAATACAAATGCTTCACCCTCAACTTCTAATAAAATAGTTCCATTTAAAATAAAAAAGGTTTCATCTTTTACTGGATGATAATGTCTTTTTCCCTTTGAGGACCATTTTCCTTTTTCAATTGTCAAAAGTTTTCCACAGTATGATTCATTGTTTTCAAACCACAATTCACTACCCCAATCCTTCTTAACGAAATGGTGTTTTCTTAATTCCATCTCTTAACCTTTCACAAGTTTTCCAGTTACAACCTTTTCAAGAATACTAGGTTCGAATGTTCGATCAGCTGTTAAACCAGTCCAAACAGCTTTCCTTATATCTTCAAAAGCAACAGAGTGGACAAAACCTGTAGTAAAAACAATCTCTTTAAAGTTTATCATTATTGGATCCCAAGTCTTACCCAATCGTGCAGGAGTGCTTGTATCGGATCTATCTCTTAGTACATTTGATATAAGAACTTCAAGATGGACAATATCCATACCAGACATCTCTTTATAAACAGCAAATAATTTTCTAAATAAATGACTTACATCTTTATAAATCTCTCGACCTGCTAACAATCTTGTAACATAATTGACCTGCTTCTCAATTTCTACTGCCTCAAGAGTTACTTCAAGAACATAAGTATTTTTAGAGAAGTATAATTTGATAAATTCCTTTCCAACTTTCTCTACATTTCTTGCTTGAAGTTCAACAGGATAATCTAGAGCAATACTAAATTGAATATCCTTATAATCTATCTGACATAAAAGACTCTTAACCCATACTACCCCATCCGCAATTCTTATATTATTATTCATATCGTAATTTGATAAATCAATAGTTACAATACAATCCTCCTTGGCAACTAAATAACTCTCTTGTTGTTCCAAGTATTTCTTAATATTTGATTGAGTAAGTGATGGTTCATTACTGACAATATCTTTCAACATTTCCTTCCGTTTAATTTCAACAGCTCCACCAGTGTGAAATGTTCTCATTATTAACTGAGTTCCACGTTCTCCAATTATTTGTGAAGCAACCATTCCTATATATGGACTTTTATGTCTTTCAACCAAACGACCATAACAAGTAAAACAAACTTTTGGAGTTAAACAATAAATAGGAGTTCTGACATTGACCATATCTCCGCTTTTATAATCAGCTGCATTAAATGGTACTACTTTACCTTTCTCAATAAGATTTCTTCCAAACATACGACTCATTAAATCTTTATCAAGTTTTAACTCCATAGTCCGGTCGGTCCGACAATCTCTTACTGTCCTATCAAGTTCAACAGAATCTAAAACATATGCTAACTGCCTTGAGAAATAACCCGTCTCGGCAGTATTATGGACTCGATCAATTATACCTCTTCTTGACCCATATGACTGATTGAAAAACTCTGTATTATTCAGACCCTCGGAAAATGAACCTTTAATCGGATCTAGTATTCTTCCGGTGGGATCGGATACAATTCCCTTTGCTACCAGTATCTGCATTGGACCCCCCCAACCTCTTGCAGCACCAGATTCAACTAAATCATATATACCCTTACCTTCTAAATGCTTCTTTAAAATCTGCTCCATTTTTCGAAGAATTGTATCTGCTTCTTCAGTAGATGCTTTATCTAGATCCTTCTTTAATTGATATATTTCATCTGGAAGTTCAATTTGATCTAATGAAACATTGGGGGCCATAATTGTTGCAAATTTAAAACCAACGCGTTCCATTCTTGAAACGCTCTCTCTTACAACGTCATCTTCATACTTCTTAAACAATTCATCTACAATAACATTAATGACTTTCTTTGAAGCCAATTTATTAATATAATCAAAGTCTTGAGGAAAACAACTATTAAAAATAGCTTTACCCATTGTAGTTCTTCGACGTCTATATGTAACTGGAATATAAGGATCAGTTGCCTTTTCTAAATCTTCCTCGCTCACAGCAATAGGAGATGATGTTCTCTTTACATCTTTAGTAATAGTATATAGTCCTACATACATCTCTTTACCAAGTTCAAAAGTTACTGCCCTTGAGGACTCACCTGACTGAGCTCTCATCATTTTTTCTTTTGCTTCATTTTGAGATTCATTTGTAAGTGGGTGATATACCGCCATTGTATCACCATCAAAGTCGGCATTAAATCCACCCACTTGCATAGTATTTATTTGAATTGTATCTCCATGAACTAACTTCGGATTAAAAGCTCGAATAGATTCTGGATGCAATACTGGATCTCGTTTTGAAAGGACAACTCTATCAATCATAACAACTTCAGCTGCTTCAGCAAACAAATCATAAAGAGATTTAGGCATTTCATCCCCATCCCTAATCGACTTCAATACTCTTTGAACACTATCAACAGATAACTCTAATTCAGTAAATGCCTTGACTCCTATCTCGAGAGCATCTCTATCAACCTTTCCAGAATATAACAAATGATGAATAATGAAAGGTTCAAACAAACTAACTGCCATTCTAAATGGAAGGCCAATTTCATTAACCTTTAAACTAGGTCCTGGTGTGATCACTGCACGACCAGAAAAATCAACTCTCTTTCCAGCTAACTGTTGACGAATAATTCCATTCTTTTTAGCTATCTTTGATCTAATATACTTATCATGGTCAATGACTGATGATTGTAATCCCCAATTCAACAGATCAAACAGAGGACCAGTTTTTGCCGAACTCTGAACTTGAAATGAACGACGTATGATCGCCAGATAAATATCATTCATTTCATCAACTACCCAATTGCCGGCATCGTCTTGAAAAGCAGAACGAAAATCTGGAGGGATGATTGGAAGTTTATCAATGAAAAGAGTTTTCTTTTTATACGCATCATTAAGTACTTTAACAAATTTCTTTCTTTGACTTGTGTCAGCACGAAACTTTATATCAGGAAATAGCTCAATAAAGGCCTTTATGCCGGTCACTCCTCCATCTTCAATTTTCAACCGACCATTAGTATCCAGAACAAATTGCTCTTCCGTAGATAAGAACTTTTCGACTTTCTTATCTAGCTGAGCTAGAATCGTATATGCAGAAGGATGAATTGTAGTAGTATGGAGATTCACATACGAGTATTTTGTTCTCCTATCTCTAGAACCAACTGGTCCAAAAATTGACTCAGAGAAAAGACCTTCTGGATGAAATTCTCCCGTCCTAAGCCAATAGTCAGTCGAAGTTACCGGAGTCAAACTTTTGACAAACTTATCAACGTCAAGGAGTCTAATCATTACTCACCCTTTTGAGCGGCCAAATATTTCTTAATTTTACTCAGCATTCTGGTTATCATGGCCTTCTTGACAGCCATGTCTTCTGGTTTTGGAACCTCTTTAGAGTACTTCCTATGCAAAAACTCTAGCCTCTTTGTCACACCCTGCAAGTTGGTTACATCAACCCTAGGATCTCCAAGAGTAGCTAACTTATTTGCAAGTTTCATTGAAAACATTACAATCCTAGGATCGACGAACCCAATCCGATTACAGATTGGGAAAAACGGAACGTCTTTCCTATTGATTGAAAGACTTAGATAACACTTGGGAAATTTCTCAAAAAGACCCGCTCGGAGTTCCGGATCACTTAACCACTCTAAGTCTTTATGATAACTGAATGGCCTCACATGCTCATAGGCCCGTCTAATTAACTCCTCAAGAATAATCATGTCTTTATCCGTATGCTTCATCGTCATTTCCCTCCAAACATTGGGTATCTTGTTCTTCTTCTGCATCATAAAATGGACTATCAAAACTACAGACCGCCTCTTGATCAATATCTTTCTCTGCAGCATCTAAGTCCATACCTATACCTAATTTAGCAACAAGAATGTCTGCATCAAATGGTTTCTTTACAACAGTAACACGATCATGCTTGTTACAAGCAATCAGACATTCATCAGTAATTTCATCAACCATAAGAAAAACTTCAATATCTTTTTCAACTAGAGTCCTAAGAAACTTTACATCTTTCTTCCGGACACAGGGTGCTTCAGTATCTACAATCACAACATTAACTGGCTTCTTTGCAATATGATGAAAAACTTCATCTAGAGTAGCCCTTAAACTCGTACTCGACACTCCAGTTTCGAGGTAACTTCGATAGACCCCGTACTTAGATATGTCGTCTGTGAAAACTAAAATTTCCTTCATTCAGTTGCTCCTTATTCAATTGTTTCTCGAAAACAAAAAAGTTGTTGAAATCTTCACTCTAACATATTGAAATTATTAGATTTAAAAATTCATCCACTGCCGTTCTGTATAATTACAATGAATTTTCAAGTTGTTGAAATCATTCATTAAATTTTCGCCATATTTGGCGTAAAAGACGATACCTTATTTAGTTTAACTTCTATACATTTCAATCCCCAAGTCGACAATGAATGTAATGTAATAAAATTGCCACGAAATTTATTTGGTGCAAGATCAAGATTTACTTGACCCGGGGTTCTCTTAAACTCAACAGCATAATTTCTCAACTCTGGAGAAGTTGAAAGAACTTTCTTCAATAGAAGTCGAATTGAGTCAACATTCATTGTCCTATTCAACTTACAAAACAAATGAAAACTAGCCTTACCTGTGAATCTGACTTGAACTCTATCAACAATCGGAACTCTCTTTAAGAGAACTTTATAACAGTCAGCGACCGCCTTCTTTGCCTTACCAAAATTATCAGTATCAATATCAACAATGGCAATATTGTCAGTCTTCTTCATTGCTGAGTGAATGCTAACAACTCGACCGTGAATCTCATCATCCCAATTTGCATTAGTTAAACGTATGTATTCAGTCCCTTTTCCTGATCGTCTGATAGTAAGTTTATCAACATCGGTGGCAATGTAAAACATCAGGTCTCTTCCGGCAACTTCCTTCAAAAGTTTACTCTTCATCTTTTGATAATATTTATATGTATCTATCTCCCGTAAACCTTTCGGGTAGAACTTATTTTTAATAGTAATTGTTTCTGGATGTTGCGGATAACCCATTTTTATCTCCCGGATAACCTGGTATTTGTTCAAGAATTTACTATAGTAACATTTTTAATTTGTTCTTAAAGAAACAAAAAAAAGAGTAGTGTCCGGGCCTCCTGACGGCTACTCCTTACTTTACTCTAATTAATTCAGTTACAACCTCTCTCCTCGCACCTTTTCTTTCAATGCTTTCATTCTCTCTGCAATTGTCATCGTGTCGGAATCTTTTTTAGCCTTCTTCAAGTACGACTCCAATTCAGCAATTCGAACGGACTTCTTAGTACTCTCTCCCCTAACTTGCCTCACTTCTTTTTCCAGATCAGTAATTCGAACAAACCGATCAGTAATTGTTTCATTAAGTTTCTTTATTTCAGATTCTCTTGACTCAAGTTCAAGTCTGAGATCTGGCGCATTCTCCAACTCTTCAACTCTAGCTTGGAGTTGTTCAATCCTTTGCATCTGCCTTGTCAGAAATGTAAAGGTTTGTCTTCCCAAATCTTCGTCTGTATCCTGACGATCTAAGAAGGAACTATCCAACTCTTCTTCCTCAAGTCGGGATATGGACTCCTCCAACTTATCATCTCCAGGCACCTTAGAATCACAAATAGATTCCCAGATCGCCTTCAACTGATCATCTTTAAATTTCATTTCAACGCGAATTGGATAATCAACATACTCAATCTTCCTACGGGCACCTTTTCCAAGTTCTTTAAAAAATGATAATGTTAAATCATCAGTTTTTGGAGGGAGTTCATCGGAGATCAAGTAAAAAATCCGACCAAGCACATGACTAGTTTTCCTTTTATCAATACCACAATTTGCTCTAAATAAGATATCCATATATTGTCTTTGAGCAGGTTTATTTATATGCACTTGCTGACCCGCCAAAAGACTCCTCAAATCCTCAAGAACAAATATACATCCTTTATCCAATCCTAGTAGAGTGTAATACATAGAATCAAATAGACTCAGTCCCTTCCTCCCTACCGCTTTCTTTCTTACACTGCTCCAGCTCTTTCTAGTTGGTAGGGACGAGTAATACTTTATCGCATCTTCTGCTTTTGAGTCATCAAACAATACCTTACGAACAGGTGTGTAATTAACAACCTCAGTTATAATTTTTCCTCCCCTCAACTTAATAAGTTTTTTCGCCTCATCTCTAGCCTGTGAAGTACTTATACCTATAGGAATAGTTGTAGTAACCTGATAATAGGAGCGTTTTTTTCCCACAGGTCTCATCTTTCGTAGACCATAACCTGCCTGAATCAGAGGTTCCAAATAATTGTAAATAGTGTGCTCATCTATCTTGGCTCCAACTTTCTCTAGAGCTTCCACAAGGTCAACAATAGTAAATATACTCCTCGGACTCATAGCTGTAATTTGGAGCATGAGCATATTATACTTTGTAACTGATGCAGCAAGATTCTTACCAACCATAACTTCCTCCTTTACTTTTGTATGAATTTTCTCATAATGATTTTTAATAAAACCCTCTAACATACCGCTTGAAATTGGTCTCATATAGCGTACCCACTCATCTCCCTTAAGAATATAGATCTTCCATTTATCATGAAGGTCTGGACCTATAAACCTTAATTTTGAACCGTCGATTAACTCAGGCTTGACTTCATAGCCTTCAAAATGAGTAGGGAGACCGGGCGTATCTACTATTAGGCTACAACAATTAACAAGTTTCACACATGAGAGCAGCCTCAACCTGCTGGCAATCTTATTGATATGCCTCATTAACATCCTCCCTACTTCATACTAAGACCCCATCCTCCAGGTCATCATAAAACACCCTCTGCCCACAAAGTATGCAGTTGTCATGCTCTTCTAGATGAAGAGTCTTCTCGTTACGTCTCATAAGAAAAACGCCTTTAAGACATACGGGACACTCCGACCTATAGAGTGAATCACCCGACCGTTCTAACTTAGAATGAGACACAAACATTACAGGTTCGTCGATGTTAATCCCCGCCAAGGCTTCTTCATCATATTCCATTGTTGCCTCCTCCCTCTAATAGTCAAAAATAGTGTTTGTAATTATCCCATTCGTGATTACTAATACGGTTAATGGTATTTCTATGTAAACGGGTCAACTTAGCAGTTTCCCGATGTGTTTTCCCCTCAACCTTTATCAAATAGAGCACATTCATATAACGCTGATCTTTCTCGACTTGATTCATCATCTTCTTGGTTTCTTCCTTTTGCTCTCTATCCAACTTTCTAAGTAACATTTGTAATTTCTCTTCAGTTATGTGTTGCTCTAACTCCTCTTCAAGACCAAAACGGGGTGCCCACATTTGACAAATTTGACTAACTCGTTGTTTAGATAAATTATACTTATCACCAATCTGATTCAAAGACCAACCTGACTGAAGTCTAAGTTCTAAAATTGTTTTATTCCTATTAAGTTTTGCTTTTCTGCCCCTCATTATTACCTCCCTCGGAAAAAAATAAGGCAGCAATCGAGTCTTGGTTGCATCCAATTTGGTTGCATCCCGCCAAACTCGACTGCCGCCTATCGTTAAACATGCTTTCTAGCCTTTTTGTTTCTCCTTCTAGGGAACTTGAATCCTGCTTCATAAGCAAGATCCGGATTTTGCCCTATTGCTCGATAAACTTCTGACCGGTCAATTTTCAAAATTTCAGCTGCTCTTGTTGTACCAAACTGGGCAGCTAATTGACAAATCTTCTGCGCATGAGCTACTCGGAAATCCAAAGGCTTCTGCATAAATAATTTCACCCTCCCCTCTACAAACTAGTTTGCTGAATATCTCCATGGACAAACCGGTGGCCAATTGAATGGCATATCGTCTGTCACTTCATCCACAGGAAATACCTTACTCGGTACACCATTTGTAGCAACACAATTGCCCGAGTTATTAAGTTCCGACTGAAGATTGGGACTCCCATTAGGTTCCAGTGATGCAGCAAATGTGGTACTACAAGGAGTTGGATCAGAGACTCTGAAAAATCTCTCAGCATCTCCATCCACATTCAGAATCAGAACATTAATATCATTAAAGTTTTGAGTGAACAGTCCAGTTGCCACATATGCATTACCTTCGCAGTTTTCATCATCAAAGTAGATTCTCTCATTATCAGGAACATAGTTCTCCTGACTAAATGAGCAACTCACTTTGATTATTGCATTGACCTCTGGAACATAGACCTCAGTCCAGTTACCGTTTGCTTCATGGGAGACCAGAAATCCTAATCTCTGACCATCCCCATCACAAACATTCAAGTTGCCCCCATCAGCGGCACCACAACAATTGCACTCGGATGTAGCACTACCAGATGACTCAGACGAATAAGTCTGTTTCTGCACAACAGTATTATCCGAAAAACCCCACGACCATGCAATGACAGCAAATGCTGCCAGTAAAACTACCAAGACTCTCGTAAAATTCACATCAGATAACTTTTTCATAAATCCTCCTCCCTCATCCCCTATCCTTTACATTTTTTCGCCAAGTGTTCAAATTTGACGAACACCCTTCTCCGACGTATATCATTATTGCAAAGGGTTTGTTTTCCTTTGCCTGTAAGCACCAGTACCGATTAGCCTCTTCATCCCACTTGAGTTTACTACAACGACCATTTTCAATCCAGTTATAATAACTAGCAGCAATACAAGGTGCTTCAAGACAACAAAAACCGCAACCAACACATGGATCATATTCCATTATCTGCGATACCAGGGTACGATTTTCCCATCATCAACGATGTCTATTCTAATAATATGACGATAGGGAAGTATAGTCTTTGGTCTTATCCTCGGATTTCGATCAGCTGGGTTACCAATGTCAGAAAGTGATATACCAACTTGACCAGTGTACATCTTATCTGCTGTAGTTGTTCGTATCTCCTTTCCGTCCCAGTAAGTCACGACAACAGTCAAGGACAACACCACCAAAAATGCCATTAACTTTTTCACTTTACCACCTCCTTCTATTTTTTATTTTTAATACCCATAAATTTCAAACTTAAATGCCCCTTTCAAAACTCTTATGGAAAATCAAAATACATAACTGTTCGGCTTACACCAATAACCGTACCTATAGTATACCTATACTCCATTCTTCCTTCCACTTCACTTCCAGAATAAGGTACTACCACGGTTTGGAGTTGATCTGAAGGACCAGCAAGATTAATTTGATCTATACATTCATCACGGAAACCATCATCATTCCCGTCTGTCATAATTCTAAGCATGACTCTTATGGGACCTTCCCAGTCAGTGAGTGGGGCCTTATATGTAATTAGTGTACCACCTGTGACTGCTTCTGTATCTATAATCTGAATAAATGGAGGTTTGGGTACAAGGATCTCATCTTTAGTAAGGGAGAAATCCTTACTATAATTTCCACCCTTTGCGAATACGGTTGCTGTCCATTCACCCTGAGCAATCCATTCGTGGCCCAGCCATAAGTAGGCACCAACGCTATGACTTCCCCTCCAGATATATCTTTGCAATGTCTCAGGAAGAAAAACTAGTTCAAGACCTGTTGTATTATTGACGAACTCAATTTTCTTGATTTTATCAACTATAGCTTGCGCATCATCAAAAGTAGGAAGATCTCCTGCCCATTCTACAACAAAGTGCCATCCACCTACCCTCCTCGATAAAGAATCGTCTGCGTAGGTCCTGGCATCATACCAGATATAGGAAGCTGGCGTGGGCTGAAACTCATCCATTGGTTTATCTTTAGCATTAGCTGCAAATGGAATCAACAACAAACACACAAACACCAATATTATCGAAAATAATCTTCTCATCCTCCTTATCCTCCTTTCACTTTTTCTGATATACCCATATCCTGCCATAATCTGTAAAGGCCCAGATACTGTATGATAGAGGTTTAGTGCCTTCCATCCCGGGCGGACCAAGGGCCATCTTTGGCACCGCAAGACCAACTATTTCTGGTCTCTCCTTTAGAAGTGTTGCAATAGCACTTCCAGGTACATGACCCTCAATGATATATCCGTCTACCAAAGACGTATGACAGGACTCTAATTCTTCTGGCACCATGCTTTCTCGTTTAAGAGTCCTCATCTCTTGTTCACTCTTGTAAGTCTTAATGACCTCAAATCCATTATCTTGTAGGTGTCCCACCCACTTAGAACAACACAGTCAACCCAAAGGCTGGAACATCTTAACAACTGGACTAGTTAAAGCTACTCTCGGAAATACCATAGCTAGAAACAATATGGTGCCCACAATTATCTTTTGCATAATATTTTCTTCACTCCTCTCATCTATAAGTCAGCTGGTTTGCCAATACCAGTAAAATTATAACTCCAAATCTTTAAGGGTATTATCTGTTACTTGATCAATCTGACCAATAGGGACTATTTCGTGAAAAAGGATCTTAATTGGTGAGTCAACTTCTACTAAGTACAAAAGCAGACTAACTCGTCCTCCTTGCATCGTTATATAATCTCTCACCACTGCTGTCTCTGAACGACTTGAGCCTAAAACATACGTAGAATCTGGCATTCTTCTACTCCTTTGTAACTCCTATAAGTCAGCTGGTTTTCCTATACCAGGGAAGTTGAAATTCCCTGCCCTAACAGCCTTTTGATCTGCTTCAAGGGCCTCTCTGAATTTTGGGTGTTCTCTTTCCTTTTCATCACACTCCATACATATCTCATCTGTATTAAAGTATGACATAATAGATATGCCACCATTATCTTTACCACATCTATCACACTTCGCTTTCATGTGTCCCCCTCTCTAGATCAGCTAGTCTGACTTCCATTATCTCTCTTATAGGACAGTCCTTTGCATGATTCTCAGGGACGTCTGTGTAAGTTGGTAGTCCAAACACACCACTGTCAGGAATTGGCCTCTTACAATATGGACATGGTTGTGTTTTCCCTTTTAAAGGCTCCCTCACTTTGGCAAATGCTTTCCACAAATCTAATGGACGAATGACCCACGTCTCCTCTAATATCTCATCTCTTATCTCAATTGTTCCGCCCATAGAACCAACAATCTCTCCAATTTTTCTTTCAGTACCATCTTTTGAGGTCTCAGTTATAGTTACGGCTGTATCTTGGAGAGTAAAACGAAGGGTCTGCTTTTTCAACTCTTTCAAGTGAGGAGCGAAGGCTAGTTGAGCATCAACTTCTAAGGTTATCTTTGGATTTTCTGTCTCCTCTTGATGTTGAGTTTCCTTTTTCCACATCTTTCACTCCTCCGACGCTTTGCTGATAAGTTTATCAACTGCTAAGGTAGCCTTAACTGTTTTTTTCAACTCCTCTTCGTCCTTACCATAGAAAATCAGAATCTCCAACCAGTCAAAACCTAACTCGCTACCCTTGATCAAAATGGGTTGAGCTGCTTTGAGTCTTCTGACATTCTCCTCCGAAATGCCAAGTCCTATCAAAGTAGTGTTCTTGCCTGTTGAAGTGAATTTAATCAATATTATCCTCCTCCCAATTATAGGTATCATACATATAACAATACCCATTCCGTTGCCATTTTTTCAAGGGTTCAGTGTATTGGGAACACTTCATTATACCCGTCTTGGTCGACCTTATATACGGGCATCGTCTAGGACCTAAGGTGGGACAACATTTAGCAATTCTCCCACCACCAATAACGGTCTCAAGAATAGGTTTCTTCGGATCAAACTTCGGTACGTCATACCCAAATTTTGTAGTTTTTCTTTTTACCACCTACTTATCCCCTTTGTTGTACTCCTGTTGCCAAATCAACTGTATATGCCTATCTTCACTAATAGTCATAAGTAAATAGTTAGTTTTTACATCTTTGACAACCACCACACGTGGGTAATATGACCATGACAAATTTTGAGCAAAATTTATCCTCTGCTCATTGTCAAGGTCATAATAATTGTTATCAACAAAGACGCCCACCTCATTACTTCTAAGTAGTGTATCTCTGATGAGGTAACGATAAGGTTCAAGTCGTTCATCAACTGTCATAGTACTAGGTTGCTTGATGGCACACCCCGGCAAAAAACCGACCACTAGAGCCAAAACCACAACAAATGCAAGAATAACTATATCTATAAATGGAATATTTTTTCTGTGTAACATCCTCGCTCCTCCCTACGACCTAAGAATGGCCTCATACATACAAACTCTTATGCCATCCTCAATCGTCATATTTACCAATATAATTTTGACACCAAGAGGGACAACTGTACTTGTAAGAAACTCTGTTCTCACCATCCACTCCTGAGACCAATGACCTACTTGCATAGCAATTATTTCAATTTGCCTATCATAAGATTCATCAATATCGACTTCCGCAATACAAATAGAATCCAGGTCAGCAAATTGCCTAACCAAATCTATGGGAACATTCCTATGAAGACTAGTCATAACTTATTTTTTACCTCCCTGAATCTCGCACCAAAACCTAAACCCATGCCCTCAATTCTCAATGTTACATAGGTAGGTTTAACATTTGTGAAGTATGTTACCAGCCTCTCTTCTCCAGATTCAAGAGAACATGGATAAATTCCAGTTTGAGTTACTCGACCATTTTCAGTAATGTTAGCGTGAATAATACCTGTAAAAACTTTTTCGTCACGGTTAATAACAGAAAAATAAACCTTGTACCAGGACTCTCGAATCTTCTTTACATTAGCTGCACCCATAACCAAATCCATTTGTTCTACAGGTTTGATTATAGGTTTAGAAATTCCAATAATCGGAACTGTCCTCGGTTCAACCCTCATGTGTTCTATGATCCCATTCGCTATAATTATAACTAAAAAAGCAGCCAATATGTAAAGAAGGATCTCAAGACCAGACATCCTTTCATTTAAGTCATATGAGTAATACATTTTTCTATATCTCGGTTCCATCCTCTTAACTCCTCTTAAAAAACCCGCCGATAGGGCAACATGGACAGGAGGCGCACATCCCCATCCACCTTAGAAAGGTCCCCACCGGCGGGATACGTTAGTCTAGCAAATCACCTTGCGGACCATCTTCATCAGACCGTGTAATTGGCCCAATCAAAAGGTCCTCAGTGATAGTTACAATTGGAGCCTTTACAAGGTAGGTACCCTGAGATAACCAATCTATCCCTACAGCTCGGAACCTCAAGTTTCCACCAGCCTTATATATGTCCAAATCATTGTAACTAATATAAACACCATTGAAATACCAGAGCAATTTTCCTTCGGGTGAATACACCCTAATATCAACATGCTGTTCCTGCACCACTAAATCAGTTGGAGGCGGATATACCGTTATCTGATCCGAGGTTACACCATAGTCCTCTGTTTCAGCTATCTGAAGCGAATAACGGTAATCAACAGGTCGACATATAATAATTGGAGCTTCAACCATTCCGTCCATACCGTATTTCCCACCATACCTGAGTTTGTCTCCGTTCACAAAGGCTTGTTCATCCTCATCCGTAACCCATACCTTTGTATCGTGAGGTCGATAGAATACATGACCATCCTCGGTTGCAGCATACAAGTCAAACATACGGATGCTTATGGGTTTGTATGGTGGCATCTCTTCGGCGTGGGCGTCTTTTGAACCCCCAGAACATCCGAAAGCACTGAATGCCAGAATGGTAATCAGGCATCCTATTAGTAACATCCTCTTCATCGTTTAACCCTCCTTTCAAGGGAAGTTAATTTTGATACTCTGCCCCTAGTGCGCCTACTTATGAGAGATTTCATTATGAAATCTTTTACAGTTTTCGCAATATTTCTTTTCGATATCCATAGGAAAATAACTGGTCATATTACAAACCAGACATTTAATTCCCATTATACCGTCTTTCTCAACCATCTTGTAGGTCTTTTCGACTCGGGAATTCGAGAAGGTCGTTTCGACGTTGCTCATAGTCTTGAGCCTCCTGATAGAGATCTTCTAGTTGAGATTTAATTCCATCAACAATGGCCTGCTGGAGAATCAATTTTTTCTCTTCAATTGCCAAGGACTTCTCGAACTTTCCAATTTGTTGTTTAGTCATATTATATTTTAAGTTCGCCCTCAACTTATCCATTGATTCTCCTTTCTAAGGTTTTATCACACCATCAGGCGGACTAACACCCCACCTAATATAATGGACTAATGAGCGACAATTTATTGTCACTTTCTCAAAGGCTTGACTGCCCCCAAAACAGCTTATATTAAACTCAAAACCGCCTCTTGCCTCCTCTTTCTTAACAATATAACCGACCGTTGCAGAATTCTTTGGGGGCTGAAATGTAATAATTTTGTCTTCTGTAATCATCTGAATGCTAGTAGAGCTATAATTGGTTATCCAATTTATCGCCCGATTCCAAGAACTATCCACTTTCCTCTTTGGTACTTCAAATACAAAAGGTTCTTGTCCAATTGAGTCAATATAATTCTGCTTCTCAGGTGTCATAACACAACCAGCTAGAAGCACAATTATAACTAACAGAATTTTTTTCATAGTAACATCCTCCTTTCAAAAATTATTTTTTCTACGGGCACCTCCTAGAATATTATTTTTAGACACAATATAATTAAAAGAATGCTAAACCAGTAACATCCTGCAAAAAAGTACAAAATATCAGTACCGTGTTCAGCAAGACTAGTCCAAGTCCAATCTCTTGAAGGATGATCTTCTGAAAGAATAGGTCTAACCACTCTCAATAGTATCCACGGAAACAATATAAATATCTTCTTTAGCCATAGTTCCATTATTCACCTCAATAAGGCATTGGTGGAACATCGCGACCACACTGTCCACAAGGGCTATTTTCTTTGATGTTTTCAAAGATTTGCTCAGGAGTATCAGTAAGAATGTTCCCAAGTTTCAAACAGAGTGGCGTTTCTCCAGCGTAAAAACTTCCATCCCACGCAATTAAAGGTTTACAAAATGAACCACTTACATTAGCTTCAACCCACTGGAGTGACTCTACTAAAGTTGAAAATTGGCCAGACCTGACAACTGAAAAGATATTAAAACACATCGGACTCATTCTTTGATAGAGTTCGCCAAGATGTGACCAATCTTTCCCAACTGCTCGACCTAAATTTTCCATTGCCGTTATATCCTCAATAAGCACTACACTATCTTGGCGAAACCTCTTCTCACTCATATGGTAGAACTCAATAGTTTCATCTCTTCGAGGGTAAATTCCCTTTAGAGCTGATACCTGAATAAACAATGGGTACTTCTTAGTCATATTGATAAGTTTCTTCATAAGATGTGAGTCCAAAAGAAATCTTCCATTAGTCATCAGAACAATGGCTCGATACTGAGATGAAAGTTTCTTTAGGATATAGTTCATATAGGTCACAAACATAGGGTGCTCAGTTGGTTCACCTCCAGCAATACCAATTTTGAAAGCACCCATTGATTTAGCGAACCTAACAAACTTCCGAACTACATGGTCGTTTGCATGCCTCTCATTAGGACTAGATTCGACAAAGCAATGAGGGCACTCTAATGTACAATGCTCAGTCAGGTGAAATAACATCCTCATCCTCCATTTCTGGTTTAAGTTCTCCAACACCTGCTTGAAAAACTCTTTTACAATTAAAACAGATAAAGAAAATTGGAGTAACTAAAGGATTTGGCTCCTTCTCGATGAGTAAGTATGTATATTCCTCACAATACTTACATAAAGAACTAGTAGACTTTTGTAAAACATAAAGTATCATGGCCCCTCCATAAAAGAAAACACTCGGGGTCGTGGTCTTCCACACCACCTGCTTCTATTCACCGGATTGCAATACATCCATAAATTTTCTTTCTGTGAATTTTTGGAATCATTTGACCCCGAGCGATTCGGCTAGAGATATTTCTTTTTTGGAACACTGATAATTGGTGTACTACTTGGTTTCCTCAGCAGACTAATATCATATTTCTCATATTTGGTCCACTTTTTCTCACCACATGGACGCCAGTACTTATACTCCACCCGACTATGGGTAACAGTTTTTCCGTCGGCTAGAGTAACTTGATTCTCTTTCACCTCCATCTTAAACTCAATACAAGTACCATCGTCAATCTGAACGCTCAACTCACTCCCCTGTCCAGTAATCGTAATGTTCTGAGCAAAAGAAATGCTAGAGAATAGAAAAAAGACCATGAATGAGAAAAACAACAACATCAATGAGAATAGTAACATCCTCCCTCTCAAATTAACCACCTCCTCCTCTTTCAATTGTTGTTGATGAACTGGAAGAAGACGAACCATCTTGAGTTCCCCTTCCAGGATCGCCAGTTGATGTTGTACCAGTACTCCTACCACCAGGACCACCAGGGACAGTACTACCAGGTGGAAGACTTGAACCAGGATCTTTCGGTGTCACTATCCTGAGTACTTCAGGACTTACAGATGGTTCACCTTCACCGCTTGAAATATCAAAGGGACACTCCACTTCAAAACAATGAGTTTCCCCATTTATTTCATAACAATGCCAACAAGTGGGACCACCATCTCCCTCGCTCGTACCTCCGGGTACTACACTGAGTCCACCTACAAAGAGCTTTTTGGAGCGCTGGTCAGTTTCTATAGCCAAGTCATCTATTATCAAACCTTGGTGTTCATACTTTGTAGGTTTTTTACTTCCCTTTTTCAACATGGCAGTAATAGTGCCATTACGAGTAGAGTAGACGACAAAAGGGCCATCCTCTTTCGGAGTAAATCCAAGTACATAACGATAACCTTTGGGTGGTTTCTTAGCGTGCAGTGACTCTATAAGGTCAGCTTTATTCATCTCTGAAGGAGGTCGAGTCCCTCTTATTCCATCGCCAAACTGATATGTTGGACTTGGATCAAAAGCGGGTGGAGATGGATACAAAATAACCATAATCTCATCTCCAGGCATCAAAGGTTCTTTTTTCGCACCACTAACAACAGACTCCTCCTTGGGATTAGGCTTCTCCATTCCTTTCTTCGCTCTGGAAGCCTCACCAGAATCCGAGTCAGTTAATACCCTACCCTGCTGAACGCTTTCAGTTTGCTTGTTGATAAGATCGCCCTTATTCATTTGGGCAATACCCACACCCACACACAACGCCAGAAAGACTGCCATAAGCAGTATTGTTAGTTTCTTCATGATCAACCCTCCATTCTACTGTATATTTGGTATTGTACTATCTGGTTTTGGTTGTGAACTTTTTGTAGCACACTTTTCATACAGACAGTGATTTCTACCATCTAGTTGATAACAGTGCCAACAGTCAGGGCTTGAAATATCTCCTGTCTGCACCTGACCCAAGTCTTCTATACCAAGACCAACTGATTCAGAACCCACAACCTTGCCACTCTCCACAATTGCATTGACTGCACCCTCTGACCCCTCGTAGACCATGTACTTACCATTTCCATCAGCTGGGGCATTAAATTTGTGAAACTTGGCTGGTCCTTTTTCAGTTGCTAAACTAACAACCCTTGCAGTCGGGTTTACCTGAGCTGCAGTCAGAAGATTGTTAAGTTGAACTGGATTCGTCGCTGGAACAGGAGGTTCAATCTTCACTGCTTTCTGTGAAGGAGCAGGCACAGATTGAACGTCCTTGCTCTTCTGTCCATCCTGTCCTATAGCTGGTGACATAAACCAAAATGAAAATAGTGTCGTTAAAACAATCACTATGAATATAGTGAATGCCGGTGAAAAATTTATTTCCTTATCTTTCTTCATGTAACACCCTCCTTTCAAGGATTCAAATGACGCACTCCTCTTGTAATTGAATTTTTACTAAATGGATTTTTAGGTAATAGTGGAAGTTTCTCTATCCCACTTTAAAGGTTGGACAATATTGACAGCATTAACGTGCTCAAGCTCCTCTACCCAAACATAACAATCCCTAATATCCCCATCAAAACCAAACAACTTTAATATCTCATTCAACGCAGCTTTACCGGGAACATGCTTAGTTTGGGCGAGTGATACTGAAAGGTGTCTGCACAATCCAATCGCCTGCTCTTCTATAGAGTAAACAATTCTATAATTCCTTCGGAATGTACAAACGTGACCCCTTTTATCTCCTACTGGAGTTACCCGACCAGCCACCATTGCTTCTAATGCAGAGTGAGAAACAATATGACTCTCAGCATACTTGATCACTCTCTTCACTTCTCTTTCGGCAGCGCTGTCAATGTACAACTTTCCCGAAGTGACTAACTTATTCATAGATGATAGCGTTACCATTGTATTTGACTCCTTTAAAAATCGGAATTCATTGATATTCTCATCTCTTCAAATTCGTTACTTAACTTGTTTGCAAAGAATAAGGTATAGAACCTTATCATATCATCTTCAATCTTAGATAGAGGAATACCCACTAACCTCTGTCCATCAAAAATGTTGCAAAAACTAACTCTTGAGATTCGCCCAACAAAATAACTCAAGACTCTGTGAGGATACAACTTTGTTCTAAAACCAAGAAAATCATCTGTCTCATTCTGTATATTTATATAATTGTGAATCCCTTTCAACTTGTAAGTAGTGGTAACTGAAGGTTGCTCAAGAGGATAAAAGTCTAACAGAGAGAATAAACTCTTATATTGACTTTTGAAAATCCCCTTTAACAACCTATGTAAATATACAGAAAGGACAGCAGCATGATCAGGCGAAATAGTCTTGAAATGGATATAAGGTATGTTTGTTAGTCTAGACAAAACAGGGAAAACAAGACACTCACATAAAGGCGATACAAACTTTATCAGACCAGCTCGATTTTGAAATTCAATTATTGATTTGTCAGAATTCTTCTCACCGTCAACACTAGAGAGAGTTGGACGCTCAATCATGTCATATATCTGCCCATACGCAACGCCTTTCAATCTTCCCAAAGTGTCATTGTAAGAATATGTCTTAAGATTGTTCACGCTCTGTGAGTGTATATCTTCAGTTGCAACAGAGTCGTCATAAATAATTGACCCTTTGTAAACCGATCTTAGAAACCATTTCACAGATTCATCAACAACTCCAACAAAGTAGGTAATAGGGTTTCGACCATCACAAAGAACAAGAATCGAGTTCATAATAAAATTAAATATCTCAATCACATGAACATCAATTCCCTTTCCCTGTATCATCTTAATATAATCCCACATATAACGATCCGTGAGATTATATCGAAATGTTTTGGTTTTAATCACATTGAAGATTTTAAAGACTATTTCAGTCTCTAAAATATCATCCGCTAGTTGATTGTAAATCTTTTTGTGTAAGCGGTCGCTCAATCTCATATTTTCACTATTTGAGATAATCGCGTACAACTTCAAGTAACTAGATAGTTGAAATATCCTTTTAATCTCGTCTGCGTTAAAAAGAATTGACGTCTTTTTCGCTTTACTTTCATCGACAAATTGACTAAAGTCTACATTCTCCATCTCTATGGTCATATCAACATATTTCTTGATCATAGGAACATTTTCAGATAAATAGGCAAACCTCTTTTCAGGATCGTCTACATACTTAGAAAGAAACTCATATAACCAATCATCAAACTCCTGACCACAGAGTTTAGAAACTCTCTCGATGAAATCTGTAACTATATTAAATTTATTCGTTATAGAAGATGCTGTCATTTGAAGAGGAAACTCACGATCCTCCACAGTCACAGTCCAACTCTTTGAGTCGTTCTTCTCAAATCTCATCAACGTTTTTTCCTCCTCCTAATTTTAGAAATTATATCCCTTACCCTTTTGAATGTTTTCTTGCCCTCCACCGTTACTTCTATAAACTCTGGAAGACCTGACTCATTAAGAATAACTTCTTTATCCTCTGTTTCTCCTAGCTCCTTGTTTCTTTTCTTTTTGTCCGCTTGCCTCCTCTGATCCTCACTTGAATAAATCTGCACCCTACTCTCTAGTCGATCTTTCTTATAATGAAGATAAAGTTGAACATCAGCAGGATCAGTCAATCTACTCATAACTTCATTATCATCTCGAATCTGTGTACAGTAATTCAGTATCCATTCAGACTCTACAATTTTCTGCCTCATATCAAGTTCATCTTCAACATGCTGACAATACATATATGCCCACTTAGAAGTTATAATCATATCCTTTAACTCAGGATCAATGGGCTTATTATCCTCTTTAAGTTTAAGGCACTGATAATATGCCCACTGAGAAACTGCATCTTCAGTAATCCACATTTTTGTCTCAGCGAGCATTGGGTTAACATCATCTTCTAACATTCCATATTTCATCATATTCTTTCGCTCTTTCGCTTCATGATCATCAGGCATTTCTCTCTCCGATTATTCGACCCACTACCCCCCTTCTGATTAAAAGTTCAGGATATTTACCTGCATACTTTTCAGCCTTCGAGGAGTCCTTTTCAACAAAACGGTAATAATAATACCGCCAGGGTCTCTCAGTAATTCTT